GGTGCGCCGGGTGACCTCCGAGCCCACGCTGGCCGACTACTACCGCCGTCAGGGCTTCCGCCTGGTACGTGAGCGGACCTTCCGAGGACGGCCCGTGTACGCCCTCCAGCGGCCCGCGCAGCTCCTGCCCGAGCCGCTCAGCGCATAACGCACCTGGGGGCCCGCTGACCGGCAGGCCCCCAGGTCTGGTCACCAGCGGCGGTCAGTCACTTCCAGTTCTCCGGGCACGGCACCGGGCCGACTCCGGGCTGCGCCTTCCCTTGCAAGCAGCGGATAACGGCCCGGGAGACGTACTGGCCGGAGGTGCTGTAGTACCCCCACACGACGTCGGCGCCGGCGTCCTGGCGGAGCGTCTGCTCGGCGTATCCCACGCGAGCGTCGATGCTGAACGACTCGACACCGAGCGGCGGGTGCTTCTCCATCTCCCCGCGCAGCCACTTCGCCGCAAGGTCAGCCTCCGTGAACGACTCCGCGATCTGCTTCACCGGCCGTCGTAGCCAGTCCTTGATCAGGAACGGGGCGTAATTCGAAGGCGCCTCTCCCCTGCGGACGGCGGAGTCGGGGTGCGCGCGGCCGGTGTACGAGTAGGCGTGCCAATGGTCGTCCACGGTGATCTCCCAGAGGGGCAAGTAGGAGGAGGGGTGACAGTAGCGCGGGGGTCAGACAACGCGGAGGGCAGCGCGGCGGACCAGGTCGGCCATCGCGGCTGTCTCGGCCGACGTGAGCTGAAGCAGCGACCCGATGAGGTAGTCCCTTATCCGGGTCACCGCGTCGACCGGCCCGCCGGTCAGGTCCGCCGGCGGGATAACGGCCCGCAGGGCGGGGTCCGTCAGCGCCGTGGCGAGGATCTCGGTCACCAGGCGTTCAGCCACCCAGTGGGGTGTGCGTTCCCGGATCGCGACGGTCAGGTGGACGCTGGTGTCCTCGCCCTCGGTGTACGGGGCGTGGATAAATCCGCGCGGGAGCCAGAACGCCGTGCCGGGCTCCAGCGTGAACGACAGCGGCGGCGGCGTGACCGCGAGGTACTTTCGCTCCTCCTCGGTGAACCCCCTTTGGAGGAAGTTCCCGTGTTCCGTCGTCGGGTTCTCCACGATCGGCGGGTGGACCAGCCACCTCTTACGCCCGTGGACTTGAAGGATCAGGGTCACGTACGGGTCGTAGTGGTACCGGAACCCCTGGCAGCCGCCGGGGGTGATGTAGGCGTTGATGTGGACGGCGCATCCGCTCTGCTCCTGGACTGCGGCCCGCAGCCGGGACACCGACGGCTTGACGGTCTCCAGGTGCCGGAGCGACACAGTCCCCCCGGCGTCCAGGTGCGCCCGGACACGGCCGGGCGCCGGCATATCTCGCGGGCCCTGGTACCGGTGGCGTTCCACGACACGCCCGTCCTCGATCAGCTCAAGGTTCCGCAGTGCGACGCATTCCGTGTCCACCCACGTGTTCACCTCCTTCATGGTGAGGAGTTCCGCGAACCGGTCAGGGGCGTGCTGCCACCGGATGGGCTCCGTAGGCCAGGCGGCGAGGAGCGGAGCGGGGTCCCCGACGATGTCGGACAGCTGCATGGTGATGCTCCTGGAGTGAAGGCGGCGCCCCGGCCGAGGGGGACCGGGGCGCCGTAGGGTTCGACCGCTCGGTCAGAGGGACAGGCCGCGCTCGTTCAGGAAGCCGCGGGCGAACGTGACGATCTCTTCCTCCGTCATGCACAGCTGGTTGCCCGCGCCCTCGGGCTTGCTGTCGGTCAGGGAGTAGCCGCCACCGACCAGGTCGGCGATCTGCATGCACGACTCGACGTCGTTGCCGCTGTTCCCGCCGCAGAACTTCGAGTATTCGCCGGCTACCTCACGCTCGTACAGGCTCATCGTGGTCTCCTTCGCTCTCTTCGCCGGACGACCCGGCGGAGTCGTACATCGGCCGGTCCCGGTTCGGGTACCGGCCTCCCGCCCGAAGCCCGGGCGGAAGCCTTCGTGCTCTCAGCGCTGCGCGTTGTACGTCTGGATCAGGTCCTCGAGCCGTTGCATGCACGGCTCGCAGGCGTGGAAGGGGGCGTGCCCGTGGTCCTGGCTCTGTACCGGGCCGAGCCACATCACCGGCAGGCCGGTGCCGTCACAGCGCCAGCAGTTGCCGGTGACCCACTCACGTCCCGGCGCGGAACGCCCCGCCTCTTCCCCTGACGGGCCCACCCCGGCCGGCCCGGGCGCCACGGGGGAGGGCGCACCGGGGCCGTCGAGCACGGCTGGTACCGGCCGGGGTGGGAGCTTCATCGGGTGATGCCGTAGGTGAGGACGCCCAGTAGCGCGCCCAGCACGACGACGTACAGCACCTGTCCGCGACGGCTACTCATGGCGCCGGGGTCCGGGTCAGATTCTCGTGGTGGTCGCACAGCGAGATCACGGCCATGGCCAGCTTCCGGGCGTATCGGCTGTGCGCATCCGGCTGGGAGCCAGGGCGGGCGGTCAGGCGCCGCTCGGCCTCGTCCGCGCCGATGCTCGCGATCGCGGACAGGACATCCCCACTCGTCCGTCCTCGAGCCAGCGCCCGGACCTCAGGCACCAGGCGGCAGATGTAGCCGCGCATCTCCGCGACCAGGGCGCCCGTGTTGCCCCCCAGCTCGCCTACCGCTTCGGCCCGGCACGCCCAACCTGCTGCGGCCCGCATGGGAGCCACATCGAGCGCCTGGCCCTCGTTACCGGCCGAGGGGACAGCAGCGTCGGCCCCGTCGTCGACCCGCGTGCCGCTCATGCGTAGGGCCCGTTGGCGGCGCGGGTGACGGCCCGGTGCCGGCCGAACATGACGAGCTGGGAGACGGCGTGGGGCGAGCACAGCATCCCCGCGGAGTCCATCGGGACCGACCAGTACACCCGCGCCCTGTCCTCGCGGCGCATGCCCGGACGGGGCACGCCCAGGGTGGAGCCCACCCCCAGACACGTGGTGTCGGGCACGTCCCACCGGCGCGCGGTGCTCGCCGGGACGAGGGCGTAGTACCAGCATGCGTGTTGGTCGCAGATGACCGGGCCGTCGAGCAGGGCATCCGCGAGGTACCGGTCGAGGGCGTCGAGGTCGGTGCTCTGCCCTGCGGCCTGGACGATGGCGGCGGGGATGCGTACCGCCGCGAACAGCCCGCCGCAGGCCAACATGGCGATGGGGTGCTCTCTCCACTGCTCGCGCACCTGATGGGCGTCCGGACCGGCCGCCAGCAGCCAGTGCCCCGCAGCGAGTTGCCGCTCGCCCTCTGTGGTCACACGAGGCGCAGCGCATTGGTTGAGCTCACCGGTCTCGGCCAGGGCGCGGCTCTGGATGCTCTGCTCGGGCGCGGGCGTGCGGCTCATGCGAAGTGCTCCGTCCGCGTCTTGACGATCGCGTACAGGACGGGCACGTTGCGGGCCTCAGCACAGGCCCTGTGGGCGTAGACCGACCTCGGACTGCCCGACACGCTCTCTTGCACTCGGACGCACACGTCGGCACCGCCGGCCGGACAGTACGCGCAGTCCGGCGGCGCGTGGTCTGTACGGTTGTCCTCCATGGCACTCCCCGACTCGTCGGCTCCGGTTCGTGCCCAGAGTTCCGGTCGGGGAGGTGCCCATCGCTCACAGTTTTGTGAGCGCTGTGAGTGTTACGGCTACAGGCCGATCCAGGCGGCCATGTGCGCGAGGCTGTCGGGTGTGCGGCGAGCAGTGTGCAGCAGCCCGGTGATGGCCTCGCGGGTGCCCGGGTGGTAACGGGTCTGCTCAGGGGCGGCCTTGCGGGCCTGCACGAGGTGCTTCAAGGCGCTGTCGGTGTACCCCGTCTCCATCTCCGCCATGGCGCGGTCGACCAGGTACCGGGCGCGCCGGGAGGTCAGCGTCGACTCCGGCAGCTTCAGCTTCCGGGCCTGGAGCAGCGCATCGTCCCACGCCCGGAGGTTGATCGAGGCACCCAGCTCGTGGAGCGCGATGTTCACGTTCCCGAAGGACAGCCAATGGATCTCGGGCGCCTCTCCGCCGACCCGGACCGCCAGCTCCCGCGCCTGCTGGATGTGCACGGCGACGGCATCCCGATCGTCCGCGCGGGCGGCGACCGCCGAAGCGCCGAGGTGCAGCTGGCCGGCGATCGCGAGCGCTTCGCGGGACGTCTCGCCCTCGAGCATCGCGTGCCCGGCCTGGATGAGCCGCCGCCCAAGGTCGTGATCCGACCGCTTGTGCCCAAGAGCCCGCTTGTAGTGGCGGATCGCGGCGAGGCAGGGATCCGAGGCGCGTTCCGCCGCCCAGCCCATCCGGTCGAGGGCGATCGTCGCCAGGTCTCGGTATCCGACCTTGAGCGCGATGTCGTGCGCGGTGCGGTAGCTGGAGGCGAGGGCCTGCCACGTTCTCGTCGTCGGCGCGGTCTGCGCCGTGTACGTGAGATCGGCGATGAGGGCCGGCAGGTCTGCTGCAGCTTTCCGCAGGTGGGTGGCCCGTACCTGCTGGCACAGACGGTCGGCGTCCTGGACGAGCCGATCGAGCGGTGGGGGTGTCCGTGGCCCGGTCGAGGGGAGATCGTAGAGGTCCAGGGCCTCACGGATCGGGCGGACGAGGGTGGCGAGGCGGCCTCGCTGTATGTCGGTCACGGTAGCTGTTCCTGTGAGCACGGACGCGTCCACGCCCAGCGCGGAGGCGACTGCTACAACGAAGTCGTCCTGGGGCACGCGGGCCCCGCATTCGACCTGGTTGAGCAGGCTGTACGAGTAGGGGATGCGTTCCGCGAGCTGCCGCTGCGTCAGGCGGGCTAAGCGGCGCTGCTCTCTGATTCGGGCACCCGTGTGTTCGCCGTCCAGTTTGGGCATACTGGTCTCCGTTCCAGACTCGTCATCCGGAACGGTACCCAGCGCGGTCGCGTCTGGACACCAAACCGCCCCCAATCCCCCTCGGAATGGGGGCGGTTCAATGTGATCGGATGAGCGCATGACGAGGACCCTGTATCTGTTCTGCTCCGCTGCCCCGCCGGTGTTCGACGTCGCCAAGGTGATCGAGGACGCTCAGGCCCGGGGATGGGACGTGTGCTTGGGGCTGACGCCCACTGCCGCCCGGTGGCTCGCCCCGCACCTCGACGGGCTGGCTACCCTCACCGGCCACCCCGTCCGATCCGAGTACAAGACGCCCGGTGACCCAGACGTCTGGCCCAAGGCCGACGTCGTCCTGGTCGCTCCGGCCACGTTCAACACGATCAACGCCTGGGCCCTCGGGCTGACGGACAGGTTCGTCGTCGGGGTGGTCGCCGAGGGCATCGGGAAGGGCATCCCGATCGTCGCCATGCCGTGCGTGAACGCGGCCTACGTCCAGCACCCGCAGTTCGCACGGTCGGTCGAGACCCTGCGGGCGGCCGGTGTGCATCTGCTGTACGGCGAGGGCGGGTTCGTCCCCAACCAGCCAGGTCAGGGCCGCCCCTCCGCCTACCCGTGGACGCTCGCTCTCGACGCCGCCGAGGCGGCGCACCCGGCCGTCTGAACCGCTGGAGTGTCGACGGGGCCGCCCGTACTCTGGCAGGCATGACCTCCCCCTCCTGGCCTGACGGCCCGGCGCGCCCTGCGCCGGCCGCCGTGAACGACGCGATCAGGCGCCTGATGGAGCAGCCCGCCACCGAACAGCGGACTGAGGAGTACACACGGCTGCTCGTCCTCTGGGCTGAGGCCACAGCCGGGCACGACGATCTACCGCTCCCCCGCTTCGGGCCAGCACGACGGTGCCGCGCCCGCGTTCCACACCAGCGGGATGCCATAGGCCCCGGCGGACCGGCTCGACGAGCGGGCCCGCGCTCGGCAGCTCGCCCGTGCCCGAAGGGGCGGGGAACGGCAAAGGCGCCAGGCTCGGTTCGTGAGCCTGGCGCCTTCGTCGACAACAGCGCAGCCATGCGTTTGTGTGGACAGCTCCACGATACGGACCAGCACTGACAACGAGCGAGCCCGACCGCACTCAGGCCGTTGAGTGTGGCCGGGCTCGTCTGCGACGCCGCAGGGGGGATGCGGCACGCCGCGCCGTGGGCGAGCGGGGGAGCCCGGCGCGGCAGCGGACCCAGTGTTCACCACCAACGGCCTTGCATGCATGCAAACCGCTGAAAAGGGCGGGCGCCTTGTCAAGCGGGCGCGGACGCCGGCGGTGGTTCATCCGGGTCGTCGGGCGGTTCCAGCGCGTCGCCGCAGGCGTGCTCGTCGGGGCACAGGCGGCGCAGCCGCTCGTTCCCCCAGTCGACCGCATCCCGCAGCGACTCACCGGAGTTGGGGTACAGCTCGTGCTCGAAGCTGTCGAGGCGATCCTCGATCCCGCTGACGCGCTCCATCACCCCGGGCCGTGCCGGTACCCCGGGTCGCGCCGGTTCCCCCGCCCAGTCGTCCATGAACTGGTGGACGCGGCGGGAGAGGCGCAGCGTCCCGCGTACGCCTCGCCACGCGAGGGTGCCGACACCGGCCAGGACGGACACCGCGCCGCCCCAGGCCAGTGCCGTGTCGAGGGCGGGGATGCCGGTTGCTGCCACCGTCACTCCTCGGTCGTTTCGCGCGGCGTGTGCTTCGCCTTCCACCCGGCCGCGAACGTGGCGAGGGTCGGGATGATCGCGAGGAGGAACGGGCTGAGGCCGTCGGGCACAGGCTCCAGGAGCCGCTCGTTGTCCTGCACCGCGGCGAGGATGCCGAGGAGCCCGGTGAAGCCGAGGTAGGCCGCGGAGGTCGCGAACGTGACTTTCCGCTCCACGGGGTCGTGCTTTGCCATGGCCGTACTCCTTCCATTCAGGCGACGATGTCGAAGCCGTGCTTGTCGGCGAGTTTGGTGAGGGAGGTCCTGCCGGGGATGCCGTCTGCGGCCTGGCCCGGCTTGCGGCCACGGAAGCCGCATCGCTCCTGCCAGCGGCTCATCGCGGTCAGGGTCGTCGTGCCGTAATGCCCGTCCCCGTACCGCTTGGCCAGCAGCCCTTCGTTGATGAGCGCCGTCTCGACAATGGCCACGCCCGGGTACGACACCGGCGTCCCGCGCTTCGCCGGGTCCGTCTTCGCGGCCGTGATGAGCCGTGACAGGTCGACCACGAGACGGGCCGGCGGAGGCGGAGGCTCGACGGGGCCGGTGACGCCGAGACGTTCGGAGATCCGGCCGCGCATGTCGTTCATGCCGAAGCCGCGCGGGTCGATCTTCCCGGGCTGCCACTCGGCATGGCCGATGACGCTGCGCGCGGTCCAGCTGTGCGCCCTGCAGACCGCCGCGGAGGCCTTCTCGATCGCCTCCAACTGGGCCGCAGGCCAGGGATCCTTACCGTCGCCGAGGTTCTCGCACTCGAAGCCGTAGAAGTGCCTGTTCCCGTCGACAGTGGCTTCGTTGTCGACCGGCAGCACGGACCGCTCGGCGATGACCGCGCGCAGCACGTCCGGATCGCCCAACCCTGCATGGTTGGCGCGGCCGTGCCCGACCAGGTAGACCGAGCCGTCCTTGGCGATGACGCCGTGACACAACGGCCCCGGCAGGGCGCTGTGCCCCCTCCTGCAGAGCTCGACGGTGGACTGTGTCCCGCGTGTGACGGTGTGATGGATCATCACCCCGTTCACGGGCCCCCACAGGCCCTTGTGGCTGCGGTTGTGGGTGCGCCAGTTCCCTACCTCAACGACGTGGAGACCTTCGGCGCGAAGTGCGCGCAGCAGCCGGTCGGCGGCGAGCGGGGTGGCCATCACACACGCTCCGGCCAGTGCCAGGAGCCGGCGACCTGCCCGGCCCCGTCGGCGAGGACGGAGCCGCCGGCCGACAGCGGGTGGAAGAACTGGCCCGTGGGGTTCAGGACGGCGAGCCCGACGCGGCCCGGGTCGTCGGCGTCGACCTCGGTGATGACCGCGGCGCGGCACGCCGGCGGGAACTGCTGCGAGCCGTCGCTACGGATCGGGGTGCCGTGCGACACGTAGTGGACTATGCGGCCGACGGCCGCAGTGTGTTGAGACATGGGCACATCCCTCGTCAGTCCTGGGTGGGGTCGGGCGGTGTGTAGCGGGAGAGGTGCCGGGCGGTGGCCTCTGGGATACCGGCCGCGATCAGCGCGTTGTACGCGTCCTGCGCGGCCGCGAGTTCGGCGGCCTGGGTGGCTTCGAGGTCCTGCTGCCGCTGCTGCTCGATCGCGGCGATCCCGGCCTCGTATTCGGCCTGCGTGATCTCGACTGCGCCCTCCGGCGGCTGCGGCACGGTGTTGGTCGCGTCGATCCTGACCAGCGACCCGTCCGCGTACCGGTAGAAATACGCCTGTTCCTCCACGTCATGCTCCCGGGTTGCTGATGATCCACACATGGATGTCGGCCTGCACGCGCTCGTACACAGCGCCGCCGATGCCTCGGCCTGCCATGACGTTCACGGTGTACGTGGTCGTCGCCCCCGGTCCGATCGAGCCCGCGCCCATCTTCACGAACTGGTGGTGAATGAGGCTGGCCGTGGTCGAGCCGGTGTTGACGTCGTACGTCATCTGGTCGCCCTCGATGCCGGTCATGGCACCAGCACCGGGCGGCAGGGTGATGTCGACGTCGCCCTGCCTGGCGATGACGACGAACGCCTCGCGACACGGGTCGGGGTTCGTCACCTCCACCGAGAATGTGGTGATCGTCGTCGCAGCGACCGGCACCGCCACAGCGGGCGAGAAGGACTGGTTGAAGACCTGCCCGAAGAAGTCCATCCGCGGCAGCGGCTCGCCCCGCAGGGAGCCGTCCGGGGCGCAGAACACGCCACCGCCCTCGGCGGCGACGTCGCAGGCGTACGGCCAGGTGCCGCCCGCCACCGAGATGGGATCAGCCGCGGAGCCGTCGCCCGCCAGTCCACACCCGGTAGCCACGACGGCCGCGCCGGGCGCCACGAACAGGCCACCCGAATCGAGGGTCAGCGTGTTCCCTGGGGTATCTGAAACGTCCGCACCGATCACGCCCGTTGCCGGGTCGTATGCCACGCCCGGCCCGGCAGACAGGCAGGCCCGTACGACTGAACAGTCAGCCGCCTCGGCGCTGATGACGATGGGGTTGGTTGTCGAGCCGGTTCCCACCAGGCTGATGCCTGGGCCGGCTGTGATGGTGCATGTGCACCGGGACCCGCTGCAGCCGCATCGGGACATGTAGGCCTCCTCGAATCGAGGATGAGGCCCGGCCCAGAACCAGCGGCATGGCGAGTCTAGAACACCTGTGTCCGGACACGGCGAGGCCAGTGTCCGCGCCCGTGTCCGGACACTCAGGACACCCGACCGCCGACGTGCCCGGACAGCCCCGATCGACCTGGCCGGACACTGTCCGGACAGGTCATCCGTACAGCTCGATGATGACCGCGCCGTGTCCGCCGGCGCTGCCGCTGAAACTGGTGTTGTTCGCGGCGGCTGATCCTCCCGCGCCGCCGCCGTAGCCACGCGACACGGTTCCCGGCCCCTGGGTGGCCCGCTGGTTGCCGCCGTGCCCCAGGTGGGATTCCCCGCCGGGTCCTGCCATGCCTGTACCGGAGCCCAGGCGGATCGCGCCGCCGCTGGAGCCACCGCCCAACGCGATCTGTCCAGTGCCGGGTGGGGGTCCGGCTACACCGGAGACGGTCAGAATGTCGGTGCCGCCGGTCATGGACGCCGATCCGCCGCCGCCGCCGTTCGCGACCACCATGCCGCCGAAGGACGAGTTGCCGCCGGCGACGCCGGCCGAGTTGGCAGTCCCGCCGTCGCCGCCCTCGCCGACGATGACCGTCTCCACCGCGCCAAGCAGGGAGACGTCGAGGAGCGATTCCGAGTAGCCGCCACCGGCACCGCCGGAGCGCCACACCGACTCGCCCGCATTAGAGTCGGCGCCCGCCGATCCGCCGCCGGCGCCCTGCACGCGGACACGGACCCGGGCCAGCCACGGGTAGTCCGCTTTCTCGAACTGGTACGTCCCCGGGGACGTGAACCGGACGGTCTCCCGCAGTCCCATCATCCCGGGATTCAGGCAAAGTTCGCCCTCGCTGTTTACGTTGAAATACTCGCCGCAGGCGCAGACCTGAGCCACGACTCACCTCTTCCACTCGGAAGCGAGCCCGGCCCAAAACCAGCGGCAGCTACCGCGAGAGGTTAGCTCAGGGCCGTGGCTGTCACATGAACGGCGATCCCTTCCCCGGCCGGGACCGCCGGCAGCAGCCCGAGGCCGAGCAGCGGCCGCGTGCGCCACACCCGTACGGTCACACGGTCGACGCCTGCCTCCTCGAGCACGACCGTCAGCGTCGTGGACCCGTCCGGTGCGGCGTCCAGCGGCAGCGCTCCAACCACGGGAGCAGCGGACAGCGGCTCGGGGAAGGTCCAGGTGGCGCGGCCCGTGGCGTCGGTCGCCACGACGGCCGCCAGCGGCGACACTCCAGGCGGACCAGGAGGCCCCTGCTCGCCGGTCTCACCGCGCGGGCCCTGCACCCCGGGCCGTCCACGCTGGCCTTCCGGCCCAGGCCGGCCTTCCGGACCGGGCCGCGACTTCTGGGCCTGGGCCGCCTTCGTGCGCCGGTCCAAGTCCCGCAGCACGCTGGTCAGCGGATCGTTCGTCGACCGCCGGCCGATGGATCCTCGAAGCGCCATCACACACCCGCCGGGGTCAGCTGTACCGATACCCGCTCACCGTCGCCGGTGTCCGACACCTTCACGCCGACGATCTTCAGGGACTGCGAGATGTTGCGGCAGGTCGCCGTCGTGGTGACGTCCACGCACCAGCCCGGCACCAGGTTCTTGACGTCGACCGCGGCGTCCGGCGAGAGCGTCGTCTGCCGGGAGTCGATGAACAGCGGCGCAGGGTTCGAGGCGCGGTGCCGGGAACGGGCGGCAGCGTCGGCCGACAGGTTGTCGAGGATGGACGTCTCCTCGACGGACCGCTCCAACAGCCCGTAGTAGGGGTCGATTCCGCCGGCCTCGCCGCGTACGTCGTCCTTACCGTGCACGACCCACCGCGTGGCCAGGGCCAGCCCGTCGTCCACGACGACCAGGCCGTCGGGGAAGTCCGCATCGGTCAGGGCGCCCACTCGCCCGCAGTGGTCTTCGGGCATCAGGAGGATGCGGGAGCCGATCGCCGTGTAGTCGAGGCCGGTCTCCGCGAGGTCCCGCAGATGGTCGCCAGTCTGGCCGACATCCTGCTCGTACTCCCGGTCGCCCTTGATGCGGGTGCGGGCGACGATCTCCACGGTGTGGCCGGGGTCGTCCGGGGCGAAGCCGTCTGCGATGAGCCAGGCGCCGATGTCTGCCAGGTCCCGGCCGGTGTGCCGGATCGTCTCGTGCGGCACCCGCCGGTCCAGCCACGCCAGGATGTCGAACGCGCGCACCTCGACCGTGCCGTCCGCGTTCCACTCCGGCACCACGCACGGGCCTTCCCAGCAGGGCCGACCGTCGCGGTACAGGACAAGCTTGTGCCGCCACGGCCGCACGCGGCCCATCGCGGCACAGCAGTCCCCGTCAGGTTGTACGAGCACGCGCGCCTCGGAGATGTCGTCCAGGACGCGACTCCACTCGACCTCCAGCAGGACGTCGGCCGCGGCGACGACAGCGCCGTCCCGGTCGATGAAGCGGGCCACATGGGTTCCGCATCCGATGGGCATGACGCTCCTCAGTATTCGCGGCCGGACAGGGCGATCGTCACCGTGGCGTCGTCGGCCGGGGTGTAGAGCGCATCAGCGGACACCTCGACGCAGTAGCGGTCGCAGTCGAGCAGCGGGAAGGCGAGCGGCCCGCCGTCGCGTCCGTACGCGTCCGGGGAGCTCTCACACACGCCGCCGCACTCCACGCTCGCCCGGCCGACCTGCCCGTCGAGGGTGAGCGCGCCCCCGGCTGGCACGTAGGCGACGTTGAACACCGCGAGCGGCGAGCAGCGTTCCATCTCCGCCACCTCCTCGCACGTCATACCCTCGTGCTCCGAAAGCCGCTCGTACACCGTGACGGTCACCCGGCGCAGGTCCTTGCTGCCGGCGCGCACGGTGATGACCGGGGCGGCGCCGAACCAGCGGGGCCACGAGGTGAGGTCGAGCTCGTACCACTCGGAGTTGACGGCCAGCGCGGTGCAGAAGCAGGTCTGCGGAGGCGGCGGTGCCGGCGGGCTGGGGGTGTTGCAGCCCGGGTCGTTGCACATCGAGTCCAGGTCCGGGCATGCGGCAAGCCGACACGCCTTGTCGCACGGCAGATCCAGCTCGTCGCGGTCCGGCCAGACCACATCCCCGCACGCCGCGTCGGTCAGCTCCACCGACACCGCCCCCGGCGGGCAGCTGTCGCCGAGGACCATGCACACCGGGTCGTACGGATCGAGCGGGTTGCGGTGCACGCACCAGACGATGCACTCGCTGCCGTCGTCCGTCGGCACCGCCGCCTCGAGCACGGGAACCGGGTCGGTCCACATCCACGGGGTGGCCGCAGTGAGCACGAACTCCACGGTGAGGATGTCGGCCCCGGTGGAACAGCCGCCCCTGCCTGTGCAGCCGGTCCCGGTCCGGCCGATGACCCGCGGCCCCTCAGCCAGGGCGACACGGCGCAGCGTGCGCCGGTGGTCTGCGGCGAAAACCTCCGGTTCCTCGAACTCTGCGGGGCAGCAGTTGTAGAGCGTGAGACAGTCGCCGCCGCAGCCGTCCCCGCAGTCGAGGGCCTGCGCGAGCCACCGCAGCCCGTAGTTGACGGCGCAGCAGGTGACGCCGAGGAGGACGGCGGTGACGGTGATGGTCCGCGGCTGGACCCGGGCCGGGCCGAGCGCAGCACTGCCGGCGGCCGAGCGGGTCACCGTCCGGGTCACCGGGTGGTCGTCCAGGCCGTCGACGGAGAGCACCATCAGGCCGGCGAAATCACCGGACTCCGGCACGTCCGGGTCGTACCACGGGGCGTCGTCCTCCGCCGGGTTGGTGTACGGCTCGTCGCCCACGAGGATCGCGTCGAACGTCTCGCAGCCGCAGGCGGTGACGGAGTCCAGCGGACTGCCGACCGACTCCAGGTAGGCCGCCAGCCGGGCGGAGTTCGCGATCTCGGTGTCCCCCATGCGGAGGTACCACTCCAGCGCCATCAGATCACCGCCGCCAGCGCGAGGCGGTTGACCACCCTGTGAGCTGTCATCTGTCCGTCCCCGGCCTCGTTGATGGTGAAGTGGTTCGTGATGGACGCCCCGCCCCGGCCGCCGGTGGCTCCGAGGATGTCCAACAGCCCGGACTGCTCCGCGAGCTGGCGGGCCCTGGCCGGGCGCGTGAGCGGGATGATGACCTCCGGGCCGGCCTCGCCGACGAGGGCAGGCGTCGGGCCGTAGACGATGCCGCCGTCCGCGAACGGCAGCAGGTTCGCGACCGACGACGGCAACCCGCTTTTGATCTTGTTTACGATTTGGCTGCCAATGTTGCCCAGCGCTCCGGTGATCCGGCCGGGCAGGCTGGAGAACAGCCCGGCGATGGAGTCGATGAGGCCGCCGATCGCCCGCTGTGCGGCGCCCCAGGCGCCGCTGAAGACGTCGGCGATCCGGCTGCCGAGTCCGGAGAGGGCCGACCCGATCCGTCCCGGCAGCCCGGTGAAGAAGTTCACGACCCGCGACCCAAGGCTGGTTGCCGTGGACATGGCCTGACTGGCCATGTTCTGGAAGATGCCGAGGATCCGGCCGGGCAGGGTGGACACCGCCTGACTGGCACGGCCCGGGAGCTGGGCGAAGAAGGTCGTCGCGCTGGTCAGGAAGTTCTGGATCGCCGTCTGCACCGTCGTGAACGCCGTGTTGAACAACCCGAGCAGGGTGGTGCCCAGGCCGGCCAACGCGTTCCAGATCCTGCCCGGCAGCTCCGTGAAGACGAACACGATGCCAGCGATCGCCGTGCCGATCGCGATCACCAGGTTGGCGATCGCGCTGGTGAACAGCTCGATCAACAACCCTGGCAGGGAGGACAGGAAACCCATGATCATGCCTGGCAGGTTGGTGAAAAAGTCGAGCACGCCCTGAAAACCGGTCGTGATCGCAGTGCCCACCGTGGTGAACGCAGTGCTGAAAAAGGTGCTGATCGTCGAGCCGAACGTCGACAGGCCGGAGATGATCATTCCCGGCAGGCCGACCACGAAATCGACCGCCGACGTCAGCCCGCCGATCAGGCCGGTGAGGACGGAGACGACGCCCTGGATCACCGGCACCACCACGTTGATCGCCACCCAGCCGAGGAACGCGGCAGCAATCTGCAACACCGGCCCGACGATCTGGATCAGCATCGACACGAGCGGCGTCAGTGACACGACCAGGTCGGCAATCGCCGGCACCAGTGGCAGGACCGCGTTCACGATCTCCAGGAAGGCGTCGATCAGCGGCGGAAGGATCGGCAGCAGCGCGGCCGCCAGCTCGGCGACGAGCGGGGCGAATGCCGCCGCCAGCTGAACAACAGCCCCGACGAGGGTCGTCATGACCGGCGCAAGTCCGGTGATGAGCTGGGCGAGTGCTTGACCCACGCCGGCCACGAGCGGGGAGATCGCGGCCACCAGCGTGGTGAAGGCAGAGGCCAGCGGCGGCAAGATCGGCATCAGCGCGTCGACCAGCGCGGTGATGATCGGGGCAAACGCGGCGGCCAGCGTCTCAAGAACCGGAGCCAGGGCTGTCGCCAGCACGGCCACGAGCTGGCCGGCCAGGGGCAGGAGCGGCGCCAGCGCGGTGAGGACGGCACCGATCGACGCGCCGAGCGGACCCAGCGACGGGCCGATCGCGGCGAACGCATCGGAGAGGGCCTGGGCGACGACCTGGAGGCTCGGCACGATGGCGGCGATCGCCGGACCGATCGCGTTGATCACCCCGACGATCGCGGGTCCAAGCGTGGTGAAAATCGGAGCCAAGGCTGGCGCGATGGCACCGAGTTGGGTGATGAGGGCCGTCAGAATGGGGCCGATCTGCGCCGCGACGGTGGCCAGCGTTCGGAACACGTTGGCGATCGCCTCTTGGCCGGCCGCCGAGTTGACGAACTCGGCCATCGAGCTGGTGATCGCCTGGAGACTGCCGAGAAAGCCTCCGCCGGCCGTCTGGGCTGCCCGGAAGACCCCCGACAGGGCCGAGCCGACGTTGCCGATGATGTCGCCGAGCTGCGCGAACACGGTCAGCGCCTGGTCGACCCAGCGGACAGCATCGCCGCCGCGCGCGGCCTCCTGCAGAAAAGTCCCGAACCGCTGCCCGAGGGCGGAGATCCCGGAGGCGAGCTCGCCGCCGAACCGGTCGGAGATGGCGGCCGCCATCTGGAGGATGCCCGCGGTGAGTTTGTTCGTCGTCTGGCCAAGGGCGTCGACCGAGAGCTCCGTGGCGTCGAGGATCGACGTGATGTTGCTGACGCCCTGGGCACCCTGGACGTAGCCGAGGACACCCCGCGCCGCGTTGCCCCAGCCGGTGGCGATCGCGGTCAGACCCGACTGCAGCGGCCCGCTCAGCGCCTGCGCGGTGGCAGTGATCTGCCCTGCGATCTGGCCGAAGAACGCGTCCTGCACTGATTCCCGCAAACCTTCGAACGCAGGCTTGAGGGCACGCACTTCACGGGCTGCGGCCTGAGCTGCCGGCGACAGGCCCTCGAGGGAGGCCTCGAACTCCTCGGCCGACCCCGTCAGTCCGGCGCTGAACGCTTCCGAGACGCCCATCAGCACCAGCCGTAGAGCGCCGAGCGCGGCCTGCCAGCCGAGGATGAGGGCAGGGAACGCGGCGACGATGCCCGCTGCTGGGGCGAGGGCGGCGACGAACCCGCCGATCGCCGTCGCTGCGCCGGCCGCAGCAATACCGACCGCGCCGATGACGAGGAGCTGCTGCAGCGCGCCCGCAACCCGGCTCGCGATGCCGCCTAGACCGGACAGGGCACGCCCGAGGCGGTCGCTGTCGGTGTTGACGTTGACCGTGACATCCGGCGCGTTGTGCGCCCGGATGCGGGCGTCGAAGTCGTCCAGGTCGGGGACGACGCGGATGCTGACTTCCTGGCCTGCCAGCGCGGCACGCAGCCGGTCCATGAACCCGGTCAGGTCCGGCTCAACCAGCGCCTGGATCGTGACGGTCCGGCTCAGGCCGCGGTCGATGTTCCGCTGGATCGTCGCGCCCAGATTGCGGGTGCTGCGGTTCAAGGCCCGCTGGATCCGGATGCCGAGGTCTCGCGCATCAGCAACGACGTCGCTGTCGTCGAGGACGATCCTGATCCGGCCGGACCCGTAATCCTCGTCATCGGCCATCGGGCAACCTCACGAGTGGTGTGTGGTTGCCCGGCCCAAAACCAGCGGCGTAGTGCGTAGCCAGGTTATCCGGTGGCGCCACCGGTGAGCTTGGCGTCCTCTGCGGTGAGCTGCGACGTCAACGCCTGCGCCTGGGCGCGGGACATGCCCATAGCGGCGCGCGCCTGCCGGCGTACCTCCGGTGCCGCGCCCTTCGGCGGCGCGTACAGCCGGGCCCGGTTCCGCTGCCGCTCCCCGTCGTCGGCCGCGGCCTGGTCCATCGCGGCCTCAGCCGCGTTGAGCATCGTCCTCAGCGTCCACGAGTGGATGTCGACGCCTTGGAGCGCGAGACTGCCCTCCCACGACTCCCAGGAGGCGGCGATGCTGGCACAGAGCCGGTGGACGACGTAGGAGGGCGCTGGCCGCCACCGCCGTACAGCTCGACAGCCCACTCCATCAGCTGGATGAGGACACGGTCCGGCAGCCGTGCCGCCTCGAAGTCTGGCACCGACTCGGGCAGCATCAGGCCGGCGAGGAACTCCCGCAGGATGCGGACGGCGCCGCGCAGCGTGTCGACGTCCAGGCCGGTCATGTTGTTCAGGTCGACGCCGAGGTCCTTGTAGGCGTCCTGCATGGCGCCGTACTTTTCGAGGAATTCGTCCCCCATGACCTCGGGGAGGAACTGGAGCTCGAGGTCGTCGCCGATGACAGCGACGTGCGGCTCCTTGTTGATGGTGAATTGCTTCCGCGCCACGGGGGGCTCCCGTCCGTACTGCGTTGCGCCCGGCCCACAACCAGCGGCGTACGGGGAAGGGTAGAGCACCAGCGGAACTGCTGATCTACCTCAAGTCGGCGTCAGTCACCCCGTGGAGGGGGAACACTGGGCGCATGAGCAACATCGACAGGCGAAACCGCCGCCCCGCCCCCACCAGCGGCTCCCCCGCCTCTCAGCCGCCCGCCAGTCCGCGCCCGAGCATCAATCCGTTCGCGTACGGCGACCCAACGTGGGGCGGCACGTCCCAAGCGCCGTCCTCGTCGAGCTGCGACTCCGCCTCGGGAGGGTCATCTTCTTCCGGTTGTGAGTGAACGCCGGCCCGGAACCGCTACGGTCGGTTCCGGGTGCGCCAGCTCCACCAGCTGGTTCAACCGAGCCCCCGCCGAATCGGCGGGGGCTCGGTCAATTCAGCGGCCCTGCCGCAGCGCGCGAGCGAGGAAGTTGTTCGGCTTGGTGCCCGGGTGCCGGACGTACGCCGCGAACACCTCACGACCGCGGATCTCGAACCGCAGCACCTTCTTGCGGCGTGGCCGGATGATGTGCGGCCGGGTGCCGTCCAACACGAATCTGGTTGCCGGGTGGTCGCAGACGATGACGCCTTGGAGGCCCTGCGGCCCGCTCTCCACCTTCCAGGTGATGTACCGGCCCATGCTGCCGGGGGCCTCGCGCTCGGCGATCCTGGCCGTGCGCTGAGTCCGGTCGGCGAGCCGGCGCGCGACCACGCCGTTACGCAGCCGCAGCGTCCGCGCGATCCGGCCCGGGTCGATCCGTACTTCGACGCTCACGGCGACTCCTCCTCGTCGGGGCACACTCCGCAGCCCGACAACGCCACGGTGGCGCGCTGCTCCAGGCCGACGCAGCCGCCCTCCGGCCCGATGGTCCGCTGAACGCCCATTACGAAGCGGCGCCCACGCCTGCGCTGTTCGGTACCGGGCAGGCAGCACAGCAGCGCGTTGTAGACCGTCACCATGTCGACGTGCAGGGTCTGCGCCGCCTTCGACAGTTCCTCGCACGTCGGAGGGCAGCCCCCCTCGGTGAACGTCGGCGCGCAGCGCAGCAGCGTGACCACGATCTCCAGCGCGGTGATCGGGGGCGGCACACAGCCGCGTACGCCCTGCACGACGCGGGCCTCTGCCGGGAAGTCGGCGTCGGTCGACGGGTAGATGCGCGCCACCGACACGGTGAGCTGCCCGCCGGCCATCTCATCGCTGCACGGGTCGTCACAGGTGTCCCACGCGGGCTGTCCCGGCACGACGCAGGCCCGGCACGACGGGCAGCCGGGCTGACCGTCGACCTTGGCCGCGGTGTGGTCCAGGGCGACGCACACGCAGCCGAGAACCGCCTCGGTGAGCTCGTGGATCGCCAGAGGGGTCAGGGCCATTGCTGCACCCTCGGCTGCTTGAAGTCGGGCGAGTACACCCGGCTCGGGCTGGTCATCCGGTACGGGTTTACCACCGCCAACCACATGTCTGTGAGAGGGAGACCGGTCCGGCCTTCGCTGTAGATCAGCGTCGGGTCGGGCATCTCCATCTCGACGCCCTGCCGCGAGATCCGGGTCAGGTTCCGGTTCGTCCGGCAGCCGCACGAGCCCCCCGGCGAGCAGCCCTTGAGGAAGTGGCACGTCAGCTCGGACACGGCGGCGATCGCCGCCTCGTCGAGCGGCAGACCCCACCGGTACGTCACCGTGAACGTCCCCGGCTCGCCGGGCGGGGCGGCCATGTCCTGGCAGTCCGGCCAGCACTCGCCATCGGTACGTACCAGCTTGCCGGGCGCGTCGACCCGGTACGCCTCCGGGACCAGGACCTCGCCGTCGACGTTCACCTCCACGACGTCGTACACCGGACCGGGCAGATACACCTCGCACAGCTCGCTGCACGAGCAGTCCGACTTGCAGCCGCACGCTGAAGCGTTCCGCCACGCGCCGTCGACACCGATGTACGGGATCCACGGGCCGGTGCCGGTGCCCGTCTGGAAGCTGAAGAAGTCCGACTCGGCGCACGAGCGGCGGCAGGGCCGCACAGTGACCGGGCACGGCCCCCAGCGACGCCCGGACAGCCCCCACAGGATGATCGACGCCACCCGGGTCCAGCGGTCGACCTCTTCCTGCTCCATCCCCTCGGGGATCTCGCAGCACAGGGACGTGGGCCACGCCTCACACGGGCCGACTTGAAGCGGCACTACCGCCTCCTGCTGGTCTCATACCGGCACGGCGCCGGGAACGCGCGGCGGATGTGCTGGCCGACCAGCCCACGCGAGAAGGAGTCGGGCATGGTCGACAGGAACGGCGAGCCGGCCGGGAACCGGGGACCACGGTGCAGGACCTTCACGTCCTCGATCCGCTCGCCGCCCAGGCCAGCCATGACGCCGTACAACGTCCGCTTGTGCACCACATCCAGGCCCTTCCCGGCGTCCAGCGCCTGCAACATGCCCTCCTTGTCGACCGGAAGGGGCACGTGCAGCTCGTACGACAGCGGGTCGGGATGCCCGAGGCGCTCGAGGAGCTCGCGCGTCTCCCTCATCCCTCGCAGGTAGGCCCCCGACGATCGGGAGGCGTAGTACGCCTCCACCTGGCGCACTGGGCCGCGGTGGAGCACCGGCATGGACTCCTGACGCTGCATGACGAACATGTCGTCGTTGCAGAGCAGGAACCGCTCGCTCACCTCGGCATGCTCGCAGGCGAGGCGAACGGCCGCTGTCGTGTTGGCGTACTTCGTCTTTCCGGTCTGCCTGGTGGGGATGTGCCGGACGCCGTGGAGCCACGGCAGCCGGTGACCGACGACCCACACTCGGCCGTGCGGCAGGTGGGCCGCCCACGAGCGCAGCGCGTAGCGCAGCTGCTCGTTGACGGCCCCCTCCCGCACCGGCACGACGATGTCCGGCGCGCCCACGGTCAGGACGCCAGGCAGAGGTCGCCGGCGACCGGGGTGTAGGTGCAGGTCGCCTCGGGCGGCGGCACGTTGGTGATGAACGTGCGCCGGTGGCAGGTCGGGCCGAGCGGGGTGAGCAGCGGCCCGGGGGTGCCGGCCGCGTCGAGGGGCATGACGTCGTACGGGCCGACTCCCCACCCGCCGCCGGCACGGGTCGCGCCGGTCATGGTGAGCGATGCCTGCTCGCTACCGACCTCCAGGTCGCCGAGCATGCCGTTCGTGACCCACGGCATCAGGAAGTAGATCCAGCTTCCTTCACCCGCGCCGGTGGCCTCACAGACGTCCTCGCCCAGGACCTCGGCCCACAGCTCCAGCGCGAAGCCGCTGTTGCACTGGATCGAGCAGTCGTCGTAGCCGATCGGCTGGCCGTCCCAGCCGTAGACGACCGGGTTACCGGTGGTGATCTCGATGAACTCGGGGCTGACGGAGAAGAAGTTGAGCTCGGTGTCGAAACCACGGAATGAGGGGCAACCGCGCTTGAAGCCGCAAATCCTGCCGTTCGCGGCCTTGTACTCGACGTCCGTGCCCTCCTCGATGTTCGGGTTCATGCCGAGGGTGGCGAAGCAGTCGAAGACAAAGCCGTTGTCCTCACCGCAGACGGGCCGGCCACAGCCGTCGACCCGGGTCACTCGGATTACGTCGGCGTTGGCGATCAGTGGACAGGGCACGAGGGGCCTCCAACGAAAACTGTGTTGGTCGGCCCGGCCCAGAACCAGCGGCTTCCATGAGTCTAGCCGCGACCGTGCTTGCGCATCCGGTCGCTCGAGGGGGCGTTGCTCAAGGGTGGGTCAGAGGGTGACGGCGTGCGCGTGCACCGTGACGCCTGGAGCGTTCGCGCCGACCGCCAGGACGCCAATGCCGAGGAGCGTGACCCCGGAGGCGGCCAGGACGTGGATGGTGGTCTGCGCTGCTGTGTTGGAGGCGATCCGGGCGGAACGGAATCCGGCCCCGGCCTCCACGGCGATCGTGACGACCGGGGGCGTGGCGAACGCCCCGGCTGGCCAATTGAACGTTGCGACGCCGTTCCCGTCGGTGACGGCGGTCGCCCGCTCCTGGCGCCGCTGCGGCGCCTCGTAGTCCCCGGCCGTTGCCATCAAACCTCGCGGGTGGCCGAGACGAGGAGGTCGGACCCGGCGACCCCGGTGAAACCGTAGGCGTCCTGGAGCGATTCGCCCGTGTCGCCGCCGCGGTCCACGCCCCACGTAAGCGACGTGCCGGCCGGGACGGTGACGGCCGCGCCGCCGCCGATCGCGACGGCCGCCGTCCCGGCGAGGACGATGAGGGTCACGGAGCGGGCACCGGCCGGGATCGTGACCGTGCCGGCACCGGCCTGACGCTGGAGCGTGCCGTCGAGGACCGGGTTGACGGTGGCGGTGTCCTCGCAGCGGCGGACGGTGCCGGTCGGCACGTACCCTGTGACGCCGTCCAGCTCCGTATCGGTAGTGACCGGGACACCGTCCTCCGTGGTGTACCGGCGGAGGAACTGGCCGACGTCGTCACACAGGACGTCGTACTCGTTGTCAGGGCGGGCGATCGCCACGCTGCCGTTCGTACCGGACATGAGGTGCCTCCTCGGGCGGGTGAGGACGCGGGCACGGGGCCCGCCTGGTGACGGCGGGCCCCGGCGCACTAGGGCCTGTATTGGGTCGTGATCAATGAGCGGTTCGTGTGAGGTCCTTGATCCAGATCATGGTGGCGCGGAGGTGGAGTCCGGCGAGGTAGCTCTCGGGGGTCTTGTCGTAGCGGGTGGCGATGCCGCGCCACGCCTTGAGCCTGTTGATCAGGCGCTCGACGGTGTTGCGTTCCTTGTACAGATCGGTGTCGTGGGTGACGGGCCGGCCTCCCCGGCAGCCCTTCTTCTTCCGGTTGGCCGCCTGGTCCTTCTTCTCCGGGATGACCGCCTTGATGTGTCGTTTGCGCAGGTAGGCGCGGTTACCGCGGGAGGAGTACGCCTTGTCTCCGGCGACCGCGTCCGGCCTGGTGCGGGGCCGGCCAGCCGGCCCCCGGACGCGCAGTTTGCCGAGCACGGGGATGAACTGCGGGCTGTCGGCGGCCTGTCCGGCGGTCAGCGTGAGCACGAGCGGCCGGCACCTGCGGTCGGCCGCGACGTGGACCTTGCTGGTCTGCCCGCCCCGCGAGCGTCCGAGCAGGGCGGCCTTCAGGCGGAGCTTGCGGCGTCGCCGGACGCGTCTGCGTTCGGCCCGCCCGGCCTTGCCTTCGGCGTCTTGTCCGACTTGTTCCTCGCTGTCGCCCCCCTTGAGCGGGACTTCTCCTCAGCGGCCTCCTCCAGAGCCGCGAGCACCTCCGGGGCGAGGCGCATGCCGGCCGCATCATGGTGGGCCCGGGCCGTGGTGGAGTCCACGCTGACCAGCGACAGGTCCACCTGGCCCCGCTCCGCCGCCTCGGCGATCATCCCCTCGAGCAGGGCTTCGAAGACCCCGGCGTCCCGCCACTGCCTGAAGCGGTTGTGCACGGTGGACCAGGCGCCGAACTCGAACGGCATCTCCCGCCACTGCGCTCCCGCGCGAAACCGCCAGATCACGCCCTCGAACTGCTGCCGCAGCCTGGTGGGATACGGGCCGTATTCGCCAACTGGCAAGTACGGCTCGATGAACTCCCACTCGTCATCCGTCAGTTGCGCCCGCGTCATGCACTCCGGACTACCGGATCCGCTCTCGACGCGGGGGCAGAATCGGCAGATTGATCACGACCCGATACAGGCCCTAGTCGCTGATCTTCTTGAAGGCGAGCCGGGTATTACCGGTCTGGACGGCGGTGACGTTGACCGCCGTCCCGTTGATCGTGTTGCGGCTCGCCTCCAGACGGATCACCACCGCCCCGGTCACCGTCACGAACTTGTGGAAGGTGCCCAGGGCCACCCGCGCGGCCTGCCCGCTCGGGCTCTGCTCGTTGATCTGCTGGACGGTGTAGTCGGTGCCCGGGATCGCGTTGCCGCCGGTCACGTTGAACAGGCGCGCGGAGAGGTTCACGGCGAAGGGCACCCCGGCCGCGCCCATCGTGATCATGGACCGCACGGTCGCCGTGATCTCGTAGACGCCTGCCTCGGGCAGGTTGACGGAGAGCCCCGTGTCCACCCATGCATCGTTCGCGGGGGCGAGCATGTCCACCGGGGCGGCGAGCAGTTCCTCCCCGAAAGCCGGCGTGAGCCGAGCCCCTACCTGCCACTCCTGCGGGCAGTCCGTCCCGGCCGGGGCAATGACGTCGATGTCCACGGAGCGGGCCCCGCCCACGGCGGTACCCGGGGCGATGCCCTCCAGCGCGGTGGACGGGACCAGGAGGCCGCTGCCGGTCTCGGTGAGGGCGTTGCAGGGGTTGGGGTCCACGGTGGCCGCCGCTGCGCCCACGGTGCCGATTCCGGCGTTGGTTCCACTCATGACAGGTACGTCCAGTTCAGGAGAAATGCGCTGGCAGGATCGGCTCCGGCGAAGGAGGCCGCGGTGAGGGCGCTGTCGGTGTCCTTCGATACGGACCACGTGAGGGTCACGCCCGCCGGGATCGCCACGGCGGTGCCGTCGCTCATGTTTGCGTTGACCACGCCTTCGAGTACGGCGAGGCTGACGGACTGGAGAGTGGCGAACTCTGCGGCGAGGTCCTGGACCGTGGTGCCGGTGACGCTGCGGACCCCGGTGGAGACGGCGTCCGGCGTCGGCCCCTCGGTGTCCGTCGTGGAGCCGCCGCAGGGGGCCACGTGCCAGCCGTCGGGGACGCTGTCCTGCCGCTGCCCGTCCTCGTCGATGTAGTAGACCGAGCCGTCACAGCACACCATCCGCGTCCACGAACGCGTCTCCGGGATCACCTCGTAGAACACCTTCAGGTGCACCATCAGCCCGGCGCCGCCGCCGACGGTCTCCTCCACGTCCAGGTAGAGGTAGTTCCGGCCGGCCGTGGCGCCGGGGATGGTGTCAGGGCCGAAGGTGTACGTCGTCCCGTTGTGCGTGGCGGTGGCCGGGAGGGTCTGCCACGCGCCGTCATTGAGGCGGAACGCGCGCCCGATCTGGTCCGCGTTGAACACCGTTGCCTGGACCTTGATGGTTGCCGGGTCGGCGTTGTCCGGCAGGTCGAAGTACGCGCGCGGGAACCAGTGGGCGTTGAGCAGTGACGGGCCCTCGTTCGACCAGGCCGGGCTCGACTGCGCCGACGCGCCAAAGGGATGCGGGCTCACCCACCACGCCGGGCGCTCCGTGTCGGAGTCCGTCACGCTCCAGGCGCCGGAGTACTGGTACTGATACATGTCGTACCAGGGCGGGTTCACCGCGTTGAGGTCCGTGGTCCACTTCCACACCGGGTCAACCGTGTTGTCGTTGCGGTGGTCCTCGTTAGAGATGAACTCCGCCGACTGAATCGGATCCTGTTGGATGCAGACCTGGACGGGCTTGCAGCAGTCGTCATTGCACTGGCCGACCGTGCCGGCGCCCCCGTTGAAGAGAGTCATGCCGTTGAGGAGGGTGTCCGTCACGCGGGATACGGCGCCGGTGGACGCGTTGTAGACGATGTGCCGCAGGAACGGCGTCACGGTGCCGTCCGGCGCTGTGTGGCACAGGAGCAGCGGCTCCGCGTCGGCGCCCTCGGGCTGGTCCTGCGTCGGCTGGCACACCTTGACCGTGGCCGGCGGCGCGTAGGCCGTGGTGCCGTCAAGGAGCGTGTCCGTGGTGCTCGTGACCATGCCCTCGCAGTCGCGGCAGATGCGGCGGAGGAACTGGACGGTCGGGGTGACCTGGAGGGCACCGACCCACGAGGTGCGGAACGCCCCGTTGACGGCCCTGCGGGGGCCGAGGAAGAGCGTCGTCAGGGTGGACACCGGGCCGGGGGTGCGGAACCGCGCGGACACGGCACGGGTGGGGTTGGCCAGGTTGGCGCCGGTCGGGTCGGCGGGCTGCACGCCGGTCACGCACGCCAGGCCGGTAGCCGCGTTGTAGACCCACCCGGTGGGGAGGCTGACGACCTCCAGCCCGGCCGGGAGCTGCATGCAGTTGTCGTCCGGCTCCGCCGCGGCGCTGATGTAGCCCATGTACACGGAGAACTCGACGACCGACGGCTCACTGAAGGTGAACGTGTACGGCGGGACCTGGACGTTCGGGAAAGACGCGGGATTGCCCCACCAGGCGCCGTCAGCGTTGCTGACGCTACTTGAGACGGTGGTGGAGTTGCCCTTCGCCTGCCACGTCACGCCGTTGGCGAGCGTCCCAGAGGACACGCCCTGACCGGTGATGGTGGCGGGGTCCTCCGCGCACAGAACCAGCGTTTCGCAGTCGAGGCACTCGGCTTCGGCCTCGCGGTCGGTGCAGACCCCAACCTCGCCGACGGGCGTGTACGGGGTGCCGTCCAGGCTCGTGTCCGTCGTGGACACCGTCTCTCCTGTGGCGCAGTCCGTGACGACCGCGCGGAGGAACTGGGTCGTCTCCCCGGTGCTGGTGTCGCAGGGCTCCACCTCGGTCGGGGTGACCGTGACCGCGAAGGTGTCGGCCGTCCACGACTTGGAGCCGAAGTGGGCGGTCTCCAGGTCCATGGCGATGTGGACGTTCCCGGCGAGGAGGTCCGCCCAAGGGACGGATCCCGTGATGGACATGTTCCGGAAGCCGCCGACGGAGACCGACAGGGCCGCCTGGTTGGCGACGATCGTCGCGCCGTTGTGGAGGTGCCACCGGCCGCATGTCGCCTGCCCGGCCACGGGGCCCTCGTTGACGATGTGGCAGGTCAGCGTGAGCGTGACGTTCGCGGGCGGGTTACAGATCTGCGCCGCGCCCTCCACGCCGATCCGAGCGGCCATGATGCGGTGGGTCGGCTCGACCGCCTCCCCACCCGCCGGCGGGGCGACAACGACCGTGCCGCCGTCCCAGAACGGCTGCCCGGACACCAGAGTCGGCAGGTTGGTGACACCGTCCGGGATGATGAACGGCGTCGGGTCCACGTCGGTGTACGAGAGCCGGGAAGCGAGCTGGATCGGCCCGGAAGGCGTGGTGTCGCAGAGGGTCAGGAGGCTCGTGGTGCGGCACGGCTCCGAGCAGACGCCGACGGTGCCGGCCGGGACGTACGCGGTGCCGTCCAAGGTGTAGTCGGAGTGCCCGACGATGGCGCCGTTCTCGTCGCGGGCGTAGTCCCGCACGAACTGGACGACGGTGCCGTCCGTGGCGGTGTCGCAGAGTTGGACGAGGTCCCGCTCGGGCTGCTCGACGCCGGCCGGGCAGACGGTGACGGTGCCGGTCGGGGTGTAGGTGCCGCCGGTGACGGCGTCGACCAGGCGCACGGAGGCGATGGCCCCGGTGTCGTCGTAGGTGTACTCCACGAGGACCAGGCCGAGGACGTCGCCGGTCGCGTCGTCCACGTCGCAGAAGGTCCCGGAGACCTGGATGCTGCGGGACTCCCCACAGGCCACGGTCCCGACCGGGACGACCCCGGCGGACCACGCGCCCGTAGAGAGGTTGATCCATCCCTCGCTGGCGACGGCGCCGGTGCAGTCCCTCACGACGGTCACCGCGATGGGCGTTCCGTCCGCCAGGCACAGGCCGACCGAGGTGACCGGAGTGGTGGGTGACTCACAGGCGGACTCTTCGGTGACGGGGCAGGTGCCCACGGTGCCCTGCACGGCGTAGACGGTCGTGCCATCCAGCTCCGTGTCCGTGATCGTGACCGCGCCCTGGCAGTCGCGGCACAGGTGCCGCATGAACTGGTGCGCCTCTGTCGTAGAGGTCCCCGGCACACCCGGCCCGAGCAGGGAGACGTCGTCCAGGAGGGCGTCAATGAAGTCGCCGCCGACCTGATCGGTGAACCTGACCGTCAGGGTGGTGTCGGTGGCGACGATCGGCACGGGGCCGACCACGCCGTCCGCCGGCCACAGCGGGCCGCCGCTGACGTCGGCGGGCGCGATGGTCTCGGAGTGCAGGACCGCACCGGAGCCGTCCAGGACCTCCACCAGCACGCTTTGCGGCGTGGTGCCGCCCGTGCTCCAGATTCCGATGCGGGCCGACAGGTTGTACGTCAGGCCGGGGGTGACGGACGTGGTCTGCTCGGCGCTCCCCGCGGCCTGGTTGTCCGGGGACAGGTCGAGGAACCCCACCGACCCGTCAGGGCTGCTGGAGGGGACGTAGCGTGCGCTACCGCCCAGCGTCCACCCCGAGTCGTCCGCCGCGAACTGACCGTTGATGATGCGCTCCGGGGTCTCGCCCGGGACGGTGACCGTGGTGAGGTCGCACAGGATGTGCGTCTGGCAGTCCGGGCATGTGCTGGTAGCCGCGCACTGCTGAAGCTCGCCCTGCACCGTGTAGGCCGCGCCCGTCGCGGGGTCAACGGTCCGGGTGCCGACGCGGTCACCGGTGTTGGTGTCGTAGATGGGCTCCACGAGGGCGACACCGGCCACCGTGCCGTCCGGGAGGACATCGCACAGCAGGACGGTCTCCACGTCCACCCGGGGGGTTGCAGCAGCCCCAGAGACGATGACGGGCCCCTGCCCGCAGCATCCACTCACAGCGTTACTCCGATCGTGTACGAGAGGGTGACGGTGCCCGTGTCCGCCGTGATGGTGAGAGGGCCGGTCAGCAGGGCGTCGGTGTCCCGGGCAACGGACCAGGTGGCCGCCTCGCCGGTGTGGAGGGTGCTCGGGCCGTCCAGGGTCGTGACCGTGCCGGTGCCTCCGTGCGCGATTGCCGTGACGGACTGGAGCGTTGGCCAGCCCTCCGCGTCCCACGTCTCGCCGGCCGCGAGCTCCACGCGACGGGCCTGGACCCCGATGGCGGGCTCGGCGCCCTCGCCCGTTTCCGCGCAGTCGATCGGGGCGACCGGCACATAGGGGGCGGACAGGTCGGCCATGTAGGTGCCGAGGCTCGTGAGGGCGCCCTCGCAGTCCACGCCGAGCAGCTCGACGTAATCGGTGTCCGCGATGCCGTCGCCGTCAGCGTCGTCGCACCGGCACGCCTCCATCACGGTGTTCGCGCCGCACGGCGGGACCGTCACGGACGACCCGTCACCATCCCCCGCGCACTGGCCGACCTCGCCGGCCACCGTGTACGGCGTCGCGCCGTCCAGGGCGAGGTCCTGGGAGGAGGTGAGGCCGCCGTCGCAGTCGAAGGTGAAGCGCCGCAGGAACGGTGTGCGGGTGACGGTCAGGACCGCCGTCCGCACCTCGAACGGCATGAGGAACAGGTCACGGTCGTTGACCGGCCCTCCGGTCGTCAGGTCGGTGAACCGGATCGTGACCGCGCCCGTCGCGGGAGCGATGAACGCCAGGGGCGGCAGGTCCTCGGACAGCACGCCGCCCGGGAACACGTTCGACCCGTTGGAGACGTTCCGCGTCCTCGTGGCGAGCACCGTCGCGCCGTCGAGGATGTCCAACCGGTAGATCGCGGCGTTGTTGACCGGGTCGGCCCCTCCCGCACCGATCCACGCGGACGCGAACCGGAACTCGTACAGCACGGCCGGGAGCAGCCCGCCGACGGTGAGCTCCGCTACGCCGTTGGCCTCCTGGTTGGCCTGGGCGAACCACAGGGTGGTGCCCCCGTTGGCGGCCACCACGTTCCCGGTCAGCGTGAAGTCGCCGGCCGGGGTAGGGATCGGGGCTTGCGGGTCGTACGTCAGGTCACAGAGCTGGACGACCTCGGTGTCCCCGCAGGGCTGGACGGTCGTGCCGCCGCCGCTCGCCGGGATGCACTGGCCAGCCTCGCCGGTGACCGTGTAGGGGTCGCCGTCCAGGGTGGTATCCGTGACCGCCGTGACCTCGCCCGTCTCACAGTCCACCGTGACGTTCCGGAGGAACTGCGTCTCGCATCCGGTCTGGTCGTAGGCCACCGTGGCGGCGAACTCGGTGAGTCGCCATCCGGTGCGGCGCGGCGGCGGGCAGGTGGTGCCGCTGTCGTCGTAGGCGTCGAATGCGACCAGGACGGCGATGTTCCCGGCGGCGAGGTCGTCGGCCGGGACGTCGGCCTCGGCAGTGAGCGTGCCCGACCATCCGGCAGGGGTGTCGGGCGGGGCGAGCGCGAGGGCGATCCGGTTCGCTTCGCCGGTGCCGTTGTAGAGGCCGAGGAATCCGGTGGCCCGGCAGCCGTTGTCCGGGCCGAGCTGGGTGACGTCGACCTGCACCGTCACGTGGGCGGTGCCGGTGTCGCAGACGGGCCGCGGGGTCTGGATGATCGCTGCGGCGGTGCGTACGGTGCCGGTCGTGCCCGGCTGCGGCCCTGCTGCGTCCGGGAGGGTGAGCGTGCCGCCGTCCCACAGGGTTTGCGCCCCTGGGATGGCCACGCCTGTGGTGTACGGGTAGTAGGGCGCGCCGGGGGTGTCGGTGACGGTCGGGGCCGGTGTCCCGTCGGTGGGCAGGTCGCACAGCAGGAGGCTGCTGGTGTTGCGGCACGGCTCCTCGGGGCAGCAGGCTCCGCCGCTCGCGGTGCATTGGCCGACCTCGCCGGCCGGGGTGTACGGCGCGCCGTCGAGGGTGGTGTCCGTGACGGCGGTGACCTCGCCCGTCTCGCAGTCCACCGTGACGTTCCGGAGGAACTGGGTCTCGCATCCGGTCTGGTCGTAGATGACGCTGGTGGCGGCCTGGTCCACGATCCAGCCGCCGACGTGGGCGGCGGTGTGCCAGGTCTCCAGCATGGCGGCGAGGCGGACGTTCCCGGCGGCGAGGTCGGCGGCCGGGACCTGCCCGGACACGGTGAGGGTGCCGGTGTAGCCGACCGGCGTGTTGTTGGGGGTGGTCACGATGGCGACGCGGGTGCTGCCCGCCCACAGGGCCCACAGGCCGTTGCCGCCGAGCGCCGAGGAGGGGCCGGTGCGCTGGACGCGGATGCTGGCTGTGACGGTGGCGGTGCCGGTGTCGCAGCCGGGCCGCGGTGCCTGGACGTTCGCCGCGATCGAGCGCAGGTGCTGGTTGATGTGGCCGGGGCCGGCCGCGCTGTCCGCCGGGATGCTGATGGCGCCGCCCGCCCACAGGTTCGCGGCGCCGCCCGGGAGCGGCTCCGCTCCGAGTCCGGTCCCCTGGTAGGGGGTGGGGTCGGTGTCGCTGACCGTGGGCGTGGGCTCGCCGGCGGTCGGCAGGTCGCACACAAGGAGCGCGCTCGAGGTGCGGCACGGCTCCGGGGCGAGACGTCCGCACTGGCCGACCTCACCGGTGGGTGCGTACGCGGAGCCGTCCAGGGCGTAGTCCGTGTGGCCGTTGATCTGCCCGCTCGCCGGGTCTCGCCGGTAGTCGCGGAGGAACGCCGTGGTGGTTCCGTCCGCCGCGGTGTCGCACAGGACGGTCAGGTCCTGCTCTGGCTGTGTCTCGGTTCCGCCGGGGCAGCGCCGTAGCTCGCCCTGGAGGGTGTAGGTGGCGCCGGTGGCCGGGTCGACCAGGCGCACGGAGGCCAGGGAGCCGTCCGGGTTGTAGGCGTACTCCACGAGGACCAGGCCGTGCACGTCCCCGCTGGCCGGGTCGATGTCGCAGAGCAGGCCGGCCAGCTCGAAGGCCCGGGAGTCGCCGCACGCTGCGGCGCCGGCCGGGGGCGCGCCCGTGCTGTACGTGCCGGTGATGAGGTTGATCCACCCGTCCTGGGTGACGACGCCCGCGCAGTCCCGGGTGACCACCACGGCGATCGGGGTGCCGTCCGCCAGGCACAGGCCGAGCGTCGCGGCCGGGGTGGTCGGGGCCTCGCAGTCCGGGGCGGCCGGGCACACACCCACGGTGCCGGTGACGACGTACGGGGTGGCGCCGTCCAGGGCGACGTCCTCGAACGAGGCGGCGTCCCCGAGCCAGGAGTAGCGGCGCAGGAACGGGCCGACCTCGTCGCACAGGGTCAGGACCTCGGAGGCCGGCGAGGCGTACTCGCAGTCCACCGGCGCCACGGGGGTGTACGGGGCGGACGGGTCGTCCTGGTAGGTCAGGACCAGCTCGGCCGTACCGTCGCCCTGGACGCACCACAGCTCCGAGTACGTGGCGTCTGCCTGGCCGTCGCCGTCGGTGTCGTCGCACCTCGTCCGGCAGACGGTGTCCACGCACGTCGCGGAGGCCGCGGCCTGGTCACAGGTGCCGACGGTGCCGGTGACGACGTGCGGGGTGATGCCGTCGAGGGCGAAGTCTTCGTAGGTGGCGGTGCCCTGGAGCCAGGTATACCGGCGGAGGAACGGCCCTTCCTCGTCGCATAGCGTCACCGTCTCCGACTCGGGGCAGCCGTACGTGCAGTCCACCGGCGCGACCGGGGTGTACGGGACGGACGGGTCGTCCTGGTAGGTCAGGACCAGGTCCGCGGTGCCGTCCGCACGGATGCACCACAGCTCGCTGTATGTGGTGTCCGCTGCGCCGTCGCCGTCTGTGTCATCGCAGAGCTGCCGACAGACCGTGTCCAGACACCCCGCGTCGCAGGGGCCAGCGTCGGCCGGGAGCACTCCAGGGGTGAACACCCCGGTCGCGGCGTCGATCCAGCCGACCGCGACAGGGTCCGCGGCCGCCTCGCCGCACTCCACGCAGCCGGACCGGACGACGAGGAGGACGGTTGTGCCGTCGTCGCGGCACAGCGGCGTAGAGGCGATCGACGGGGAGCAGCACGTCACCACCTCGACCGGGGTAGTTCCTCCGCCCGGTCCGCAGGGAACTGGCTCGACCGGCATCCGTCAGTCCTCCGGGTGCTTCTGGCGACGGTGGGTGTCCCGGCCGCGCTCGGTGGTGAACTCCTTGCCGCAGCCGGGGCACTGGAAGACGCCGTCCGGCTGTCCGGCGAGCGGCACGTACGTCTCGGGCCCTTCTGCAGCAAGGGCGACGCTGTCGGGCTCGTACGCCTCTTCAGGGACGTCGGGCAGCGGCTCGCCGGGGACGGCTTCCCGCTCCTCGGAGAAGCCGGCCGCGGTGGCGACGCCCAGGAGATCGTCGCCCTGCTCCTGCGCCTGGTCCTCGTCCGGGGAGACGTACCGGTGGCCATCCACGATGGCGCCGATCAGGAGCTCCTCGGGCATGTCGGCGAACAGGCCGGCCGGGACGGCGAACGTCGAGGTGCCGGCGGTGCGCACCTTCGGTGTCTGGGCGACCGCCCAGCGGGCGAACGGCACGCGCTGTTCAGCGGTCGGCCGGATCTGGATGAAGTCGGTCACGGGCAAGTCACCACCTGGATCGCGCACACGGTGCAGGTCGTGGCGACGACGTACGTGCGCTCGACCAGCACGCGCCGGTCGTTGGTGCGCGTGTTGACGGAGGCCCCGGGGCGATCCGGGATGGTCATGGTCGGGCCGCGGCGGATGATGACCGGGCCGGTGATGTAGAGCCACGCCGTGCCGGGGTCGGCGGGCAGGTTCCCGGGGCCGGTGTTCATGGCGGAGTAGCCGGCGCCGATGATCGCGCAGTTCCCGGCGAGGGTCGTCAGGTTGCCGCTGGCAGGGTCTTCGCGGACGAGGTTGCAGCAGCCGAGGAGGGCGGCGACACCGGCCGGGATGTGCAGGACGCCGCGGCCGCCGTACTGCTCGGCCAGGCAGCCTTCCAGCGCGGCGACCCCTTGGGCGATGTTCACCGGGCCGCCTGCGGGGGTGAGGTCTTCCGCCGTCATCGCCAGGTGGTCGGACCAGAACCCGGCTTCGACAGCTTCTTGCTCGCCGAGAGCGAGTGAGGCTTCGGCGTGTTCGCGGGCCTCGGCGTACGACCAGCCCATCGTGGAGCACTCGGCTCCGGCGTACACCGTGATCGGGTCGGCGTGCTCGATTGTGGGCCGGTTGAACTCCTTCTCCAGCGGCCCGGGTGACTCGTCGCCCGGGGACTCGTCACTCAGGCACGGGTCTCGCCAGACGTTGACCGGCTGGCAGCCCAGCGACAGCCACTCGACACCCAGGAGTTCGTGGGTGTCGTCCACGTCTCGGATGTCGGTGCAGGCGCCGAGGATTCCGTGGGGCAGCGGTTCGCCTGGGATCGGCTCGACGGCTTTCCTCATGCCCGCCATCGCTCGCCTCCGTTCTCAAACTGGGGTGTGCCGGGCCTGTGTTCAGGTCACAGGCCCGGCACACGGCTGGGGGCGAGGGTCAGGCGATCGGGCAGGTGAGCGCGGTCTGGCCGCCGGTGGTACCCGAGGGGCAGACCGGGATCGTGATGGCGCGGGTGTCGACGGACCGGTCGACCAGGGCGACGCATTCCTCGGAGAACAACGCCGTGTAATCGTTGGTGGAGAACTTCGTGCTGTCGTGGATGACGCCGAGGTTGACCTCTTCGCCACGGCCGATCTGGAGCGAGCCGGCCGGGTACATCAGCACCTGCATCGCGGTGGGCCAGTCGAGCGCCGGCGTCGGACCGCCGATGTCGGTCGGGACGGCGGGGGCGAGGCCCCGGGCCCACTGGACACGGACCCCCAGGCGGCTGAACGCGTCCTGAATGCAGCCCGGGTCGATCTCGCAGACGTCCTTGCCGTTCTGGCGGGCGATGTCGGCGAGGAACATGTTCCTCGTCCACCAGGGGAAGACCACTTCGAGCGCCGTCGTCTCACACAGGGAGTGGCGCTCGATCATGTCGGCGGCCTGCAGGGCGATCGCCGCGTAGACGGCGGACACCGCACCGAACGTCGCCGGCAGAACGACCGGCGTCGCCGTGGCGAGCGCCTGCTCGTACAGGACGGAGCGGATCCGGATCTCGTGCGCCACCATGGCGTTGCGCAGGTACCAGGCGACCAGCTCGGGGAAGTGGCGCTGCGTCAGGATGCCCGCTTCCAGACAGACTCCGACCGCGTCACAGCGGACCTCGACGGGGTCGGGGCACGGGATGCGGAAGCAGGGCTTGGTAGCACCCGAGATGTCGTCGGCCTCGGTGTGCACCCACGTCATGGCGGACACGTCGAGCGACAGCGGCTTGTAGTAGCGCAGGCCGCCTCGAGCGAGCTGGATCTCCGGGGCGTCCCACAGCATGTCGGGGCACGCCGTGTCGGTCAGCTCGTAGATCGTCTCCGACGGTGCGCACCAGCCGCCGGACGCCACGAGGTCCTGCTGCGGCAGGCGCCGCTGGCTGGAGGCGTGGAGCGACACCGTGGTGCCCTCCGGCGCCGACGAGGAGTCGGTGACGATCAGGTCGTCCGCGTACGGGTGCCGGTAGGAGATGACCTGGCCCACGCCGCCGCCCGCGGTCTTCAGGGCGTTGGCGCGGGAGATGATGCCGGCGGTGATGCCGTCGAAGGCCAGCGGCTGGCCCGGCGTGTAGCCGGGGACGTCGACCGCCGCGGTGATGCTCGTGCCCGGGGCGGGCGGCTCGGGCAGGACGCGCGGCTGCTTGCGGCGGACGCCGGCCAGGTTGAGCGCGGGGCGCTGGACGACGGCCGCGGTGACCTGCGGGGCGGGCTCCGGCTCGGGCTCCTCGACTGCTGCGGCGACGGTCTCGTCGCCTTCGCCGCTGTCCTCGCCCTCGGCGGCTTCGGCTGCGGCGTCCGGGCCGCGCACCTGGGCGGCGAGGGAGTCGATCTCGGCGGCGGCCTGCTGGGCGGCCTCGTGGCGCGCTGCCTGCTCGGTGCGGATCGAGTCGACGCACGTGGCGAGCGAACGCAGGGACTCGAGGTCCTTCGTCGTGACGGTGGTGGACTGCGACCTGGTGTCGAATGCCTCAACGGCGCCTGCGAGCGCCTCGTTCAGCTCGTCGTCGCTGAGGGCGGAGACGTCCTCGGGGATCTCAAAATCGGCCATGGCCGGGCACTCTCCGTAGAGCGGTAGCGAGTGCCCGGCCCAAAACCAGCAGCGTCAGCGTGAGCGGTCGGGTCGTGTCACGACCGCTCGGAGCCAGCATAGCCCGAGGCGGTTCCCCGGAGCGGGCTCGTGTCAAGCAGGGATCACCCCTGCTTGGCCGTGGCGGTGGCCTCCTTCGGCCGGACGATGCTGTTCTCGTACCGCTTGGCCACAGCCTTGGCGGTCGGCTCCAATCCGGAGGTGAACAGCACCTTCCCCGTGCCGCCGTTCGCGACGACTTCGAACTGCTGACGCTTTCCCTTGCAGGCGCAAGCCATCAGGCTTCCCCTTCCGTTGCGGTGGTGTTGCCGGCCGCGATCTCCTCGCGGGCCGGAGCGATGATCGACGCGGCGAGACGCGCGGCTTCTTCCTTGGCTGCCTCCCGCTGTTCCTGGTGGCGGTTCATGGCCGTCACGAGGATGTCCAGGAACGGCACGCTGCTCAGGAGCGCCGACGCGACAGCGTCAACGTCCTGCGTCTCCACGGCCGTTGTCCGGACACTGTCCGCCGGGTTGTCCGGAGCAATGTCCGGATCCTGTCCGTGCTGCTCAGGGCGCGTATCCGCGTCCGTCACTGTGGGCCGTCCGGACATGTCCGCCGGGGTGTCCGCGAGTTGTCCGGACGCGTCCGGATGGTCGAGGACTCCGGCGGCCGATGCCGCCAGAGCGAGGTTCGAGCGTTCGGCCACCGCGGTGGCGAGCAGTGGCGAGGAGTGACCCGGCACCGGCACCGAAAGGACCGCCCGGAGCTGCCACCGGCCGTTCGAACCTTGCTTCATGTGGTAGCTGGGCTGACACCCCTGGAAGACGGCACGGTCCCAGTCGGACAACCAGGGTCCTGCCGCGCCGGAGAACCAGAGGCCGCCCGAGTTCTGGCCGACCGTGACGATGCCCGCCACGGTCCTGGTGTCGTCGAATTGGCAGGCGGCCGACTCGCATTCGGCGCCGTCGCGGTGGTGCGGGGCGTTCATGGTGAAGGCGCCCGCCTTCACCGTCGAACCGTCGTCCAGGCTGAACCGGGCCCGCAGGAAGTGCGAGAGGTCGAGCTTGCCCAAGGACTCGATCGTGAGCTTCCGGCCCGGGTATCCGGCGTGGGGTTCGCCGGCCTGTGCGACCCAGCCGTAGATCCGGCCGTCGGCGTAGTGCACGCCGCCGGAGCCGGGCGGCAGCTCTGCCGCGGTGGGCTCCTTGAACCATGCGGCGGGCATCGGCGGGAGTTCCTTCATCGCGGTCCAGGCCGACGCCACCAGGTCCCGCATGGACTCGTCCTCGTCGCCGAGGGGCGCGGCGGACGGTTCGACGTCGGCGGAGGCGACCACGGCCATGTCGGTGGACGGGCCGACGTACAGGCCGCGGGACAGGCGGACGATCAGGCCGGCCTTCGCCGCCTTCGCGAGGTGGCCGCGCGCCGTCTCCATCTTGATCCCCAGCCCCCGGGCGACGTCGCGTGCGCCGACCGGGGCCGGGGCGGACTTCACGAAGTTCACGACCTTGAGCTGCGCCGGAGACGGGCCGGCCGCCGACCACCATTCGTCATCGTCCTCGACCGGGCCGGGCTCGGGCTGGTCGTCCAGCACGATGCGGGCCTGGTCGTACGCGGGCATCGCCACGAGCGTCGCGCCGCGCAGCCGGGCCCGGGTGATGCGCATCAGGAGGTCGCCGGACGACTCGCGGTGCACGACCGTGCCCCGGTTCTGGTCGTCGGCGTCGCCAGCGGCCGCGGTGAGCGTGCCCGTGCCGCCGAGGGCGGCCTGGACGGTGGCGGCGGTCACGCGGCCGTCCTGGCCGGTGATGAGCTGCACCGTGGACGCCTTGCGGGAGAGAGCGTCTCCGGAGGCGGTCCACTCGGTCACCGTGGTGGCGGTCAGCGACCAGGAGCCGTCATCCATGCGGAGCATCGACACGGACGGCAGCGACGCCAGCAGCATCACCGCGCCCTCGTCTTCGTCGCGGGTGCTGCGGTCCACGAACTCCACGCTCACGTCGTCCAGGTCGACGGAGATGCCCAGCGGGGCGCGCTCCTCCAGCAGCATGAGGGCGTCGGAGCCGGCCGCCAGACCGGGGTAGAGCACTCCGGTGCCGGTGATGCGATCGGCCGCCCGCCCGAGGGTCTGGATCGATCCGGCCAGCTCTGCGCCCTGGTGGCCCATCAGCATCTCGTCGGCATACTGCAGCGGCCACGGCCCAGCACCGGACCAGTACAGCGACCCGGGCCGGAACACACGGCCGTCGCCGGTCTCGGTGTTCTCGAACGCCAGGGCCGTATCCCCTGGGGTGGACCAGGCGCGGGCCGCGAGCGGGCCGGTCGTCAGCTGTTCGTCTTCGTCCATCCTGGTTGCCTCCTCTTCCCGGCCGAGCGGGATGTCGGTGTGCTCGCCGGCGAACGCGACCCGCAGCCTGTCGAAGCGGATCGGCCCGAGGCGCTGGTTCATCGCGGTCAGCAGGGACGGGCTGCGGGTGTACGCGGCGCACACGTGGGGCTGCCACGGGCTGTGCTGCGTGGGAAGGTCGGGCTGCCGGTGCATGTCCTCCAGCGCGTAGGTGGCCGCCCAGCGGGCCGTCTCGAGCGTCGGGGCGTCCTGGGGCCGGTCGCGGTCGTCGCTGACGGACCACACCCAGCACGGGTCTTCACCGTCGGCGTTCCACTGGTTCGCACCGAACGCCCGCCCGGTGACGGGCTGGCCGATGTCGGGGGCGCGGGAGCGTAGGGCGGCGATCAGGTCGGCGCGCTGCTCCTCGTCCCAGTCGGCGCCTTCACCGAGGTAGAACAGCGTCAGGTGCAGCTCGTCGGCCGGTTCCGAGCCGGTGGCGTCGAGGACCAGGCGGGCCGCGTCCTCCTCGCTGGGCATCAGGGCGATCATCGCGCCCGTGTGACCACCGGCGGCGGTCACGGTTGAGGCGACTTCCACACTGCTCTCCTCAGATTCCAAGACGTCGGTGCGCAGTGCATCCTGCGCTTCGTAGGTCGCGGCCTGAAGTTCGGGCGCGACCGCAAGGCGGCAGCGGCAGTTGACGACGAGCGCGGCCGGGGCCGAAGGGTCGCCAGGGGCCTGCATCTCGACGCCGGCGACGGTAAACGGCTCCGCGAGCAGCTGGATCTGACCGTCCACCTCGTCGTGAGCCGACCGCACCCGGGCGTCGTGCCGCGTCACCCACTGCTTCACCAAGGGCCGGTCCGGGCCGGTCGCCGCCCGCGCCGCCGCCAGGGTGGCCGTGTTCCAGGCCCGGGTCGCTTCGGTCCGGGCGATGCGCTGCTCCCGCCCAGGGCCAAGGTGGCTGCCCTCGCGGGTGAAGGCGGCACGCAGCCGGGCACGCAGCTGGTCGACGTCCTCGCCGGCGTCGACACCGGCCGCGAGCTCGGCGCGGGCGGCTTCCGCCAAGCGGTCGCCGACCGCCCGCAACAGATGCTCGGTCGTCTCGACGTACTGGCCCATGCCCTCGGGCAGCGTGCCGTCGTCGTACCTGGCGGGAAGGTCGTCCCAGCCGTCGGGGAGTTCACCGCCGACGTCCTCGGCGGCGGCCACCGCGGCGGTCTCAGCAGTCCCGAGGAGGCGCCGGACGAGGCTTCGGGTGCGGTTGCCCCACATGCGGGCGATCCGGCCGACTGAGAACCGGGCGGCGACCAGCTCGGTCGCGGCCTGGACGGCGTCGGCGAACTCGTCGGCGGTGGCGGTGAGCGCCTGGCCGACCGCTTCGGCGAAGTCGGCCTCGGCCTGGTCGAGCTGGCGGTCGCGGTCAGCCATGGTCGATCCTCCTTGCCGGGAGCGGGCTGTCGGGGTCGTCGTGGACTTCGCACCACGACCAGGTGCCGACCGTGGTCAGGCCGTCCGGGGTGAGGAGCAGCAGGTCCGCGGTGATGTGCGTCCACGCCTTGCAGTCCGCGCACCAGTCGGTCCGCAGCGATCCGGGATGGATCGCCACGCCGGACGGTGCTGGACGTACGGGCCGGGCGTTCATGCCGCTGTCCCGAGGCACGAGGTGAGGACGCTCGGCACGAGCCGGTATTCGTGCTCGACGCCGGCGGCGATCAGCTCGCGGGCGTAGCCGTCGAGAGATGCGGTCAGGCACTCGGGGTCGAGGCCGTAGCGTCCGGCGATCTCGGGGGCCCGGTTCCATGCGCCATCGAGGAGGCGCCACTGCTCGACCTGGGCGGCGTCGACCGGAAGGAGCGTGTGGAGGCGGGCCGACGCGATGTCGCGGGAGCGGGCGCGCTCGCTGCGGGGGCAGGCCGGAGTCTTGCGCAGCTTCTCCCCGGCGGCAGTGAGCGCACCCCAGATCAGGCCGTCAGCGGCGGCGAGGAGGCCCTCGTTGGGGCCGGCGGAGGCATCCAGCGTGTCGGGGGGCGCTTCGGACTCGTCCACGGGCAGGTCCGGCGGGGTCGGCGGCGTCTCCTCCTCGTCCGGGGTGTCCTCGTCGCCGCTGTCGGTGTTCTCGTCGGGGGCGGGGTTGCGGCGGGCGACCTCTTTGTCGTCGGGGGCGTCGGCCTCGTCGAATCCGGTCTCGCGGCGCAGTGCCGCATCGGAGATGACGCCTCGGTCGTGGGCCTGGAGGGCTGTCTCGGAGCGGTTGGTGCGCACGCGCAGCGGGCTGGTGTCGTACCAGACGAGCCAGCGGTGCCAGTCCTCGACGTTCTCCGACTCGAGGATGGGGCGCAGCCACTGCTGTGTGAGCGCGTAGGAGACGGTGGCCAGCTTGGGTTCGATGCCGAGGCGGATCGCCTCGCTGGTGAGCGCCCAGGCGCCCCAGTGGTTGACATCGCCGAGGCCGAGGAGGATCTCGGCGGGGATCTCCAGGCCGGTCGCGAAGCGGCGGATGGCTTCTTCCCGCAGCTTGATGGCGAGTTCGTCAAACTCCGACTCGAACTTCACGAGCTTGAAGTCGGCGATGGTGTCCGCGGGGACTTCCAGGATGATCGGGACCGTCGCGGCGGCTGACTCGGGGTCACGGATCGCCGTCTCGGCGATCGTCATGAAGACCTCGATCAGGTCGTCTTCCGCGCCGCCCTGCGTGTTGGACGTCGGGAAGCGTGTGCCCTTGGGGATGAGCAGCAGGCCACGGCCGGTGATCCTGCTGCGGGCGATGGCCTTCACGGCCGCGTTCAGCAGCAGGAGTTCTTCCAGCAGCTCCAGCGACGAGCGGACGGGGCTGTCGGCCTCGATGGCGCGCTCGGGGTCCGGTTCCCACACGCGGATAGCTACGGGCCCGTCCGGGTCCATGGACTCGGGGTCGCCTTCGGGGATCGGGACGTCTTCGCCGTCGATCTCGGCCATGAGCTTGCCGGACTGCTGCTTCACTTCCTTCACCGACAGGACACGCCAGTCGTGCCCGTCCTCCGGGCTGTACGGCGAGAGGACTTCGTCGTTGGGGCGTACGACGATCCAGCCCTCGCCGGGGACGGTCAGGTGCCGGCCGAACGCGCCGAGCAGCTTCGACTGGCCGTCGGGGCCGCCCGCGATCTGGGAGACGATTTCGTGCGCGCGGTGCCCGGGCGGCGCGGGTTCGATCGTGCCGTCGTCGGCACGCCGGCCCGCGTACAGGCGGGCGCCGGACATGGCGTTGCCGATCCACGAGGCGGCGAACCTCACTTCGGGAACCGCGTGGTACATGTCGTAGGCGCGGCCCTGCCACGACTGGTCGCCCGCGCCTCGGCCTCGGATCTTGCGGGACGTGTACCGGGACGCCGACGCGGTGATCGTGCGAGGCGACGCCATCAGGCGCCTTCCTTGCGGGAGTCGTCCCAGCGGTTGAGGAGGACGGCGGCGCCGGCGACGGCCAGCCACTCGATGCCGTGGACGAGGACCGGAGTGCCGTGCCACGAGTCGGTGACGAGGAGCCACGTCGCGAGCAGCGCGCCGGACACCCACCAGCCGGTGCAGTACACGCAGGAGATCAGCGTCACGACGGCTTCGCGGAGGGCCGACTCGGGGCGCTTCTCGTGCCAGGCGAAGACCCGGTCACGGATCGGGTCGAGGAGCGTGTCATGGACGAGGAGCTGGGTGCCGCGGTACGCGGCGAGCGCCAGGACGGCGAGAACTACGAGACTGATCATTTCCGTACCCCGATGGCAGATCATCCGGCCGAGTCAGGCGGGGATGATAAGCCATCCGGGACGGTGGGGTCCGGCGAGATCTGTGCAGGTCAGACCCCGCTTTCAGATCAAAAACATGCCGGGTTCAGAACAGGGCCATCGTGTCGAGCGGCTCGGGCTCGGGCGTCTCGACGTCGAACGTGAGCTGCTGGCCCGGGATGGGCAGGTCCACGACTTCCAACGACCCGCCGCACGACAGGAGCCGCCCGTCGGTGTCGCGGCGCAGTGTGGGGGCGTCGTGCCGCCAGACGGTGCCCTTCGTCAGTTGCCCGGGAACCGGGCGGGCGGCTACAGGACGTTCGCAGCTCGGGCAGTGCACGCGCGGCAGCTTCATCACGTGCTCAGTGTGACCGGGCCGGCGGTCGTCCGCACACCCCGATGTCAGCGGGCTGGGGGACGGTGGTGCGACACGCTGTCGGGCCACTTCACGGGGCGCTCCACCGCCTCACGGGCCAGGGCCTCCCCGGCGGCAGTGAGCTTGTACAGGACCCGCGCGTTCGGCTTGCCGGTCTCACGGCGAGTGGTGAGCCAGCCGGCCTGGGCCAGGCGCTTGAGGATCGGGGCGCTGTCGCTCCGAGGCTTCGTCCGCTGGTCGACCCAGTATGGCCACACCTCCTGACTCGGAGCCTCCAGCAACACGTAGAGGACGGACTGCGTACGCCACCCGAGGCGGGGCAGCGGCGTGGCGATCGGTTCCTCGGCCATTGCGTTCACAGGGAGCTGACGCGCACCACGCCCTGCGCCATGAGCTTCTTCACGGCCTCGGTCCGCTCCCGGACCCGGGCGTTGGCCTCGTCGGTGCCCAGGCAGTCAGCGACGAGGCGCGCCCCGACCCGCTGCCGGACTTCAACGGGCAGGCCCTCGTCGGCCAGAGCTGTGTCGAGGTGACCGAGGATCGTACGCAGCCGATGGACCTCGGCCGCGTACTCCGGGTCGTGCAGGACCGCATGCTGTGCTTCCGGGTTGCGCGCCAGGTGCTCGCGGAGGACCTGGTCGCCGTCGGGGGTGTCCATTTCGGCAGTGTCCCACGGGCGGTGAGCACGACGGGGCGCGCTCCGACCCGCTGCCGGACGTCATCGGGCAGGCCCTCGTCGGCGAGAGCAGCGTCGAGCCGACCGAGGACCGTGCGCAGCCGGTGAACCTCGGCCGCGTACTCGGCGTCGCACAGGGCCGCGTGCTGCGCATCCGGGTTGCGTTGCAGGAACTCGTGGAGGGCGACGTCGCCGGCGGTGTGGTTCATTCCGGCAGTGTCCCACCGCGTCGATGGTCGTCACGGTCATGGCCCCGGTAGGCCGGAGCGCCGTTGTTCACCGACGTCGTCGTGAACTCCGGTGCGTGCGCCCGCCGATGCTGGGATTCTGATCACCAAACTTCGTCTCGCGGGAGCTGCGCGTGATCATCCTCGATACCTGCACCCTTCGGAGCGCCGGCCTGCGCTCCAGTAGCGCGGATCTTCTGCGCACCATCAGCCACTCCGGCGCAGACGACATCGCCGTCCCGTGGATCGCGATGGAGGAGCTTGCCGGGCAGAAGGCCGTCGAGTACCTGGAGACGTGGGAGGCGGCCGTCACGGCGCTGGAGGCTCTGTCCAAGGTCAGCCCGTGGGACGTGCCCGCCGTCGGTGCCGCTGACCCGGAAGCCGTGCGAGAGCACTGGCGGCAGCAGTGGGGAGACCTCGTGACGGTCATCCCCGCCAGCATGGCCGTCATGCAGGAGGCGATGAAGCGGGAGGCCAACGCTCTCCCCCCGTGCAGGCGGAAGACCGACGGCTCGAAGAACGCGAAGGGTGTGAAGATCGGCGGGCGGGACGCGGCGATCTGGCTCACCGCAGTCGAGTACGCCCGCGAGCACCCGGGCGAGACGGTGTACTTCGTCAGCGAGAACCACAAAGACTTCACCGACGGCGTCTCGGGCTACCCATACCCGATGGACCAAGACCTCGACGGCATCGAGGAGGGCCGGTTCGTTCACCTGACAAGCCTCAGTGACCTCGTCTCCCGTTTCGCGACCCCCACAAAGGTCGACATCGAGCGCGTGGAGGCGGCGTGTGATCTGCCTGGCGTGGCGGACGATATCGCCGACGATGCGATCACACGCTGGTCCATGCAGGCCGGCGCCGGGTTCGAATGCAGCTGGGCCAGCAAGGAAAGCAACCACATCGGTTGGGCAGCGGGTTGGCTGGACCCTGCCGACATCGAAGTCCGGCGTGTGTCCCTCGACAACGTGACCGCCTATCGCATCGGTGATCATGTCTGGGCCACGGCTGACGCCAGCTGGGAGCTGGTCGGCTTCGCTGTCGTCGATAGCGGGCAACTCGCCCAGGTCTACACCTGCTACGACACGCGCATCCTCGCGTCTCTCCAAGCCGACGCCTCAGTCCTGACGGTTCTCCGCGGTGACCGGCCTCGTCCTGTCGACTATGACGTCCGCGAGCGGGAAGTCAGGGAGCCAGTCGACGACGCGAAGATGTGGAGGGCGTACGCAAGGCACGTGCACGCGCCCGTCCTCGACAGGCAGGAAGTTTCCAGTCCGTGGTTCGCCACGCCCGTAAGCAACACGTGGCTCGACCTCCGCTTCAGCAGGTTCTTGGATCGTGATGCTGGTCACACCGTCAACTACGCGCCGAAGCCTGGTCACTAGCGTCACTTCCCGATGCGGCGGCTGTACGCCCCCACCGCGGCGGGGGCCTGCCGGCCGCCGCCCGGCTGCGGGGCCTGCGGGAGCGGGGCGTGGACGATGGCGCCCTTGTTCGCCTCGGGGATCAGGCCGTAGACGAGGACACACGAGGCGTCGATCCGGCCCGGGCTGTCCGGGTCGGTCGGCATCCACGTAGCCCACTCCCGCTCAAGGTCGGTGAACACGCCGCGCAGCCGTACGCGGTCCTGGACCATCTGCTGTGCCACCGGTTCGGCGCGGAGCAGCTTGCCTTGCTTGGCGCGCACCGGGTCGATCAAGGGCATCAGGACCTTCGGGGGGATCTCCCCGTCCCGCTGCAACTTCTCCCACGACGTCCGGATGGCCAGCTCACACATGTCCCGGCCGAAGTTCCACTCGACGTAGATGACCGAGGCGTTCGTCTCGTGAGCGAGGCGGCAGGCTGCGGTGGACCAGTCGGCCGACGACATCGCCGCCGACACGTCGTGCGTGATCCATACGCGGTCGTCGTCGCCGAGGAAGCCGCCGATGACGCCGGCGACGTCGCGGCCTCCGCCGGACGGGTCGACGGACACGGCGATCTTCTGGGGCTCCACGCTCGTTCCCGGGTCCCGGAGCAGCCGCAGCAGTTCCTCGGACACCAACGCGCCCTCGGCGGGCTGCGGGTCGCCCTGGGCGAGGCTGTGCCAGTCCCGGACGATCGATGTGCGTTTCATGTCCGCCCACCACGCCAGCAGCGCCTTACGGTCCCTGGTCGGGATCTTCGGGTGCGGTAGCGGGTCGCCGAACTCGCGGCCGAGCGGGTCCGGGCCGAACTTCACCGGGTCGGCGATCGCAGGGAGGTGCACGACCTTCCACCGGCCGCCGTCCTCGATCCGCCCCTCCTCGACGATGCGTCGGCCGGCGAAGTCGTCGGGATGCCAACGGGTCTGGATCGCCACCACGGCGTTCCGGTCCGGCTGCAACCGCTTCAGCGCCGTGGACGAGTACCAGTCGTGCAGGTGCCTGCGGGACGCTTCCGACTCGGCGTCGGCCCGGTCCTTGTGCGGGTCGTCCACGATCAGCAGGTTCACGCTGTGGCCGGTCAGGCCCTTGCCGACGGACACCGAGCGGACACCGCCGCCCCTCGTTACCTCCCAGTCCTGCATGGCGCCCGACCCCGGCTTCACCGCCAGGTCGTACTCGTCGCCGTACTCCTCGACGTACCCCCGGATCGCCTTACCGCGCTTGAGCGCCAGGTCGTCGGAGTACGACGTCACCGCGACCCGGTCCTCCGGGTGGACGCACAGCCACCAGAACGGGAACCACTCGGCCACCGTGGTGCTCTTGCCGACCTGCGGCGGCGTGATGATCAGCAGCCGGTCGTAGTCGCCGCGCTCCACGCCAAGCAGGGCCTCGCCGATGACGGCCAGGTGCGGGCGCATCCGGTACGTCGGATCGAGACCACGGGCCAGGACGACCGCGTTGCGCAGCAGGTCCCGGCTCATGGACTTCTTCGCGGCCTCCAACTGCTCGTACACCGCCGAATCGTCCAGGGTGCCCAGCTCATCACCGGACTGGTACGCGCTCACTCCTCGCTGCTGTCCTCTTCGCCGGCGGGCGCCGGATCGGGTCCTTCCTCATCATCGACGCCGTCGACCGCGCGGAGCCGCCGGTTCACGGCCGCCGCCAGGTCCGCGAGGCGTACGCGCCGCTGGTCGGCCGGGAGCTGCGCGAACTCGGCGATCTGCACTGCGAGCGCGTTCCCGCCCTGGCCGGTGACCGCGATCGTCTCGGTCGGGTCGCCGAACAGGACGCGCCGGTGACGCATGGCCACGTCCATCAGCCGGATGAAGTCGCCCGGTGACAGGTCCTCGGCGCGCAGGGTGCCCAGGCGCTGCGCCAGCTTGCCGATCGCTGCGCCCAGGATCTTCGCGTCCGACTCGGCGGCCTTGCGGCGTTCCTCCAGCCACGTGGCCTCGTACAGCCGGTCCAGGTGCCTGTCCCACGCCTCGACGCGCTCTCGCCACCGGTACTCGGCTGCGGTGTTCCTCACGTGCCCGTGCGCGAGTGTCAGGGTCTCCGCAGCCTTTGCCAGTGTGCGGGCCCTCCCGAGGTCCCGGTACGTGACGAACTGTCCGTGTTTGCGGGCTGACTCCTTGGGTTGGCGCTCCCAGGGGTCCAGTGCGGGGTCGAGGACGAGCGTCGTGGTCACGGCTGGCCGTCCCCGTTGGTGCTGTTCCAGTTGGGTCCGGACAGGTACTCACCTGCCAGGCGCTCGAGGAGTCTCCAGCCCTGCCCCTGCTCGATCTCGCCGCGTCCTTCTGCTGCTGCGATGGCCTTGTTGATGGTGACGGCTGCTGGTGCTGGGAGTGTGCGGGTGCCGAGGACGGTCTCAAGCCCGACGGTGCCCGAGTGCAGGGGCTCGCCTTCTGGGGACTGGTAGCCGGCCTGGAGGTCGGTGAGGTGGGTCTCGGTGATGGCGAGGATGGCGTGGAGGGCGGTCGCCACGTTGCCGACCTTGTGGGCGGCGTGGGTGGAGGCGAGGGTGTCTAGGGTCTGCTCGTAGTCCGCGCGGGCGGCGAGCCAGCTTTCGTTCTGGCCGAGGCGGGCCTCCTCGAACGCGGTGCGGGCGGCTTCCAGCTCGGCGGGCAGGAAGATCAGGCTGACGGTGGCGAAGTCGAGGTTCGCCTCGCTGAGCCCTTCGGGGCTGACTTCGGCGAGGAGCTTGAGCTGGTCGTCGTCCAGGCCGGAGTAGGCGCGCCAGTCGACGTCGTCCAGCTCCTCGTAGAGCTGCTTGAGCGTGGCCGGGTCGTCCTCGCCCGCGATGGCGTTGTGGGACAGCTGGATCGCGACGAGCTGCTGGCGGGTCAGCTGCTCCTCGATGAGCATGCAGTCGATCTCGTCCAGGCCGGCGTCGATCGACGCCATGGTGCGGTGGTTCCCGGAGAGGACCAGTTCGCGGCCCTCGTCGTACTCGCCGCCGGAGTAGATCAGCGGGGTGGAGGTGAGGCAGCCGTCCCGCTTCACGTTCTCCACCAGCCGGTCGTACTCCTCCTTCCGCATGTAGCGGGCGTTCACCTCCAGACGGGTGAGGAGCCGCGGGTCACGCCGGACGAGCCGGGGCCGGAACAGGGGGGTGATCGTGTCGGTCATCGCTCGTCCTTACCGTGCTTCGTCTTCCACAGCTCCAGGGCGCCGGCGAGGTCGTACTCGCCGAGGGGGCCGCCGTACTGGAGCTGGTAGCGGTGGATCCCGTCGCCCGGGTCCTTGGGGGTAGCCTCGGTGCGCTTCTGCAGCTTCACGCCTGGGATGCCCCGGCCGTACTTCGCCGAGTTGGGCCGGTCGGTGAACGCCGTGGTGGCCCAGCCGGTGATCCGCTTCGACAGCGACCGCTGGATGAGGAGCTGCGCCTCCTTCGTGGAGGCGGCCATCACGATCAGCTTGGCCAGGCGCCGGTAGCGGGTCCACGACACCGGGAAGTCGGACATCAGGTAGGCCGTGTTCGGGTCGAACTTCGGCGGCAGGTAGGCGAACGCGCCGATCAGCTTCCCGTCGACCGCGACACCGCAGGCGATGAGCGGGCTGCCGGGCTTGATCGTCTTGGACATGAACTGAGATCTGACGGCCGCGAATTGGCCGCCCGTCAGGATGTGGAGGCTCATCCGGTCGCCGAGGACGTCGTCCTTGCCGATCTTCGGCATCGGGATCGGCTCGACGGGCTGGCGGGGACGGACGATACGGCGGGGGCCGGAGGCGGCGTACACGTAGATCGGCAGGCCGCGGTTCGCGGTCTGGACGACGCCGGCGAGCCGGTGGCGCAGCTCCGGGCGTTCGATGTGCAGGCCGAGGACCCAGTTGGGCCGGTCCTGGACCTGCTCGATGATGCGTTCCTTGCCGTCCTCGGTCAGCTCGTCGAAGCTGGGCGGGGGCCAGTCGAACGCGGCGTCGATGCTGGCGAACTGCGCTTGGTAGTCGGCCGCGTAGAACGGCGGGAACATGACGACGGGCGCTTCGGGCGGGACCTGGTCGAGGTAGTCGCGGACGTCGCCGGCGAAGAACGAGCCGAGGCGGGTCTCCAGGGTCTTCAGCTTCGTGGCCGTCTTCTCGTGCATGCGCGGCCACTGGTCGCGGGTGGCGGCCATCATCCGCCGGTAGTAGACGCCTTCCTTGCCGACGTACTGGAGGAAGCGTGTGCCGAGCATGAGGGTGGCGAGCAGGTCGGTGCGGTCTTCGAGGTAGGGGCGTAGCCAGCCCAGTTCCTCTTCGTGGTCCTCGCGGAGCGTGAACGGCAGCGGGTCGCCGGCCAGGTACCAGCCCAGGGCGCACGAGTACGCCTGGATGTCGTTGCCGTGGACCGGCCGGGAGTTCCCGAACCGCGAGTGCAGCACCCGCTCGATGGTGAAGTTGCCGGAGCAGCCGACGTAGATGTCGCTCTCCGGCCAGGCGCCCGCGTGCTCGTAGATGATCGAGCGGAGGGGCGCGGGAATCGATCCGTGGAACATCGACGTGACTCCCTGGTGTCAGCGGGAGGGGCTCTTGAACGGAGCGGGGATGGTAGCCGACCTGACGGGCCGTCCCCCGGTCGTCGGTGCAGGCCAGAGGCCCGGGAATGACCGAAGCCCCCGGGGGTGACACCCGGGGGCTTCGAGGAGTGGAGCGCCAGCCTGGATTTGAACCAGGACCTCCCACCGGGAAGGTGGGTGTGCTGCTGTTGCACTACTGACGCGCGGGTCGGCTGCGCCGCTGCTCAGGACAACCGGCCACGGATACGGATGATACACACACGCTGAGTGGTCACCCCTGCCAGCAGGTGACCGCTGTGACCTCGGGCGATGTCTCCGCCTCGGCGATGATGTCCGCCATCGACAGGTCGTTCTTGAGCGGGTACCTCGGGCTCGAAGCCCGGCAGGGCGAGTTCGAGTTGTCCACTGCTGACCATGCGAGCAGCCTCTCTTGGGGGGTGGGAAGGGTAGGGAATCCGGCGGCTGTCGGGGCGCGAGCGAGGCTATGGCCGCCTTGTTGCCGCCACTTGGGGGGTGGTGAGCTGGGCCCGATGAAGGGCTTAGATCCGCGTGTGGGGCCGTGGCCGGCGGTCCGGTCACGGCCCCACTGGGCGCCGATAGTGGCTACGGGCTGGGCGACTTCGGGCACGTCGTCCACGCCTGTGGTGCGGCCTCGCGGGCGTGGTCCACGGCGTCGGGCTCGTTCTCGTGGTAGCCCGCAGCGTCGGGCTTGCAGCCGCACCGGGCGTGGATCACGGCCGCGACCTGGTCGCCGTCGTCCTTGAGCTCCACCACGTACGGGGGCACGGGCTCCAGCCGCAGGTTCGCGCGCTGCTCTGCGTTGTTGGCCGCAGCGGCTCGGCGAGTACGGCCGATGTAGTCGAACGTCCAGCCGATCGCGTCCCGGCGGCGGGAGCCGGTTCCCCACACCTTTCGCGGGCCGTTGACGTCCCGGGCCTCCCAGCCCTCGTGGACGCGGTAGACGGCCACTTCCCAGTCGGTGACGTCGAGGTGGGCCGGGGTGTCCTCGGGGAACGAGCCGGGGACGGTGAACAGGTAGCCGATGGGGCCGAACATGGACGGCCGGGGGAAGCGGTCGGGGCCGTATGGGGTCAACTGGATCTGATCAGCGCTGACGCTCATTGTGGGGTTGCCTCTCCGTGTCGGGTGGTGGTCGGAGGGGAGCGCCGGGCGGGCCAGTGCGGGGCCCGCCCGGCGCCGACCGGGTCAGAACGGGGCGGGGCAGTCCGTGCAGTTGGCCGTGGGGTAGCAGGGCCGGTGCGGGGCCGCTGTGTCTCCGCAGTGGACGCAGTCGGTCGTGTGGTGCCAGTGGCCGGTGAGCACGGCCAGGGCCTCGTTGAGGGAAGCGGCGCCGATCATGCGGATGCCGTTGACGGCGTCGACTCCGCTTCCTCCGGCCTTGGAGGGCACCAGGACGGTCGTGGTGCCGGTCTCAGCGAGCGCTTCCATGACGAACGTGAGGCCGGGCGGGACGCGGAGCGCTCCGTCGAGGCCGAGTTCGCCGACCAGCGTGACGCCGGCCAGGCATTCGGCGGGGATCTCGCCGGCGGCGGCCAGGGCGGTGCAGGCGATCGCGAGGTCGAGGCCGCTGCTGCGGCCCTTGGCGCCCTCGCTGACCGGCGTGACCTGGACGAGCATGTTCACCTTCGGCCAGGCCAGGCCGCTGTTGGAGATTCCGGCGCGCACACGGTCGCGGGTCTCGACGTGCCCCCAGTCGGGCAGCCCGTCCACCTGGAAGCACGGCAGGCCGGGGACGCTGCTCGCCTTCACCCGGTAGCCGCTGGAGAGGGCCGCGCCCAGGGCTTCGGCCGTGCCGAACGGCTCGTCCTCGGCGGCCGGCTCGGGCTGGGGGTCGCCCCCCTCGTAGTTCTCCAACTGGCTGTCCGGGCTGAGCCCGTACGAGCCGATGCCCGACTGTTTCCGCAGCTCGTTCACGAGCTGGTCGACGGCCGCGCGGGCGCTGGTGGCGTGCTCGAGGTGGACTGACCCCAGGGCGTCCATGGCGTCGACGCCGATCTCCTCGAGGACGGTGGCGCGCTGGGTGGGGTCGGTCGGGGCCGCGGCGACGTCCCACAGGGTGAAGCCGGTGCCGGCGTCCTGGCCGACGATGATGAACTCGCGGGTCGCGGTGACGCTCTCGGTGGTGCTCATGCTGGACGTGTCCTTCCGTGTCGGGTGGAGCCGGTTCACTGGTTGCCGAAGTGCTCAGCGAGGGTGGAGAGCTGTTCGACCTGGGCGGCGCTGAGGACGTCGTTGTCGTCGCCGTACTCGCCGTACAGCTCGACTCCGGCGCGCAGCGCGCCGAGCAGGTCGAGCGGGGCGAGGACGCTCAGCGGGCCGGTCAGCGGGTTCTCGGCCGGGATCTCGCGCTGGACGGTGACCAGTTCGCGGCAGCGGAAGAAGTGCAGCCGGCTGTCGATCTCGACCGCGGTCGACGTCTCCTCGTGGACGTAGCGGACGGCGGTCCAGCTCGGGGAACACCAGGAGACCTTGGCGTCGATCAGGATCGTCATCCAGTGGTCGTCACCGAACTGTGCGGCCGGGTCGTCATCGTCGTTCCAGACGTCGAGGACCTCTCGCCAAACGCCGTCGATCAGGACGGTGTCGTTGTCGGCGAGGTCGACCGCGCGGATGCTGTCGGTCGTCCAAGTGGATCGGATGGGTGTGCTCACGCGTTCCTCCAGTGATCTGAGGGGGGTACGGTGGGCCTCACGCGCCTGGTCGGGTTGTGAGGCCCTTCGGTGCTGGGCGTTGGCGGCCGGTGGGATTCCCAGTGCTTTCGCGCCCCACCGGCCGCGCCGAGCTAGCAGACCTTCGAGTAGGTGCAGCTCTGGGTGGTCCGGCCGTTCTGGTTCCAGCGGACGGTGACCTCGGCCGGGTCGGTCTGCTCGACCTCTCCCTTGCCGGCCGTCAGCTCGCGTTGGATCGCCTCGCGGAGCGCGAAGCCGGACGTGATGCCTTCGGTGATCTCCTGTGGCTTGCCGGGCTGCTCGGTCACCTGCAGCTGGTAGTAGGTGGCGTGGTCGTCGATTCGGATCGAGTCGCGCATGGTGGCCTCCGGGGTGGTCGGTGGGTGGTGAGTGGATCTACTTCCATCATTTCCCAAGTCGCTTTTCCTAAACTGATTTGGGTAATGAATCGCTGGAGATCTTCGCAGGTCACACGGCCAGGCTCATGCGCTCCGGTCGGCGTAGCGGTCGATCTCCTCGCCGGTGATGCACTCGACCAGCGCACACAGCAGCACCTCCGCCGCCGGGGGCGTGACTGCGTTCCCGTACTGGCGGACCTGGTCCCGCTTCGACCCGAGCACCCGGTAGTTGTCGGCGAAGGCCATCGCCCGGCCGATCTCGTGAGGCTGGAGCATCCTGAACAGAACCTTCGAGAGGTCGTACTCGCCTTCCGCGTTCAGCAGCGCGTACCGGTCCCGGGTGGGCAGGGTGCCGATAGGCTCGGACGTCGGCCGCGCCTGCCCGTTGCCGTAGTACGGGACCAGGAGCCCGTCCCCGGGGGTGATCAGCGACTGGTGGCCGGTCGTCGTCATGGTGCGGAGCGGCTCGTCGACGCCTGTGCACATCTGCGCGGGGTTGCCCCTGGGGGTGTTGTTCCGCATGACCAGCGGGGTGGGCGACGTGATCAGGCCGTGGTGGTTGCCTCCGGCTGAGACGGTGTGGAGCGGCTGACTGATGTCCCGGGCCTTCTCCTTGTCGCCGCCGCCTCGCATGGGCACCACGAACGGGGCGTAGGCGATCGCCGTTTCCGCTCGAGCGGTCTGCGTGCGCAGTGGGTCTTCCAGCCGCATTGCCTTCTTCCCGTCGCGGCCCTCGCACGGGATCAGCAGGGGCGGGACCACGAGCGCGTCGCTCTCGACCGTCGTCCGGGTCGGCATCGGGGTGTCGACACTGGTCCCGCCCCTGCGCCACGTGCCTCCGGTGGGGACGAGGAGCGGAGCCATCCGGCCCGCTTCCTCCGCGTCGCCGAACAGCGACCCCTGGCCGTCGACGTCGAGGAGGCCGCCGGGCTGCGGCCAGTAGCGGGCGACGCCCGCGCGGATGCGCGCCATCGTCGCCGGGGCCAGGCCCTCGGGGCAGTCCTTGCTCTTGGGCCGGCTGCCGATCGGTGTCCCCTTGATCGACCAGTCGATCGCCGCGGCGGCCGGGAGCGTCTCGGGCTCGACGAGCGCGCGGCACGTCGCTCGGGGGCACCTGTAGTCGTAGCTGCTGCGGTAGCGGCCCATGTCCTTGCCGGGCTGGCGGAAGACCTGCAGTGCGGCCACGACTTCGCCGCAGTCCGAGCACCAGGCCCTCGGCCGCAGCCACTTGTCCCAGTCCGGGGTGCGGCCGAGGCTCTTGTGCCAGTAGGCGACGTACAGCCGGTCACGGGACTGCGGCGCCCGGTGTACCGACCTCGGGTCGGCATGCATGCTGTTCAGGGCGATGACCCGCGTGCGGTAGCCCATCTTGTGGAACTCGCCCAGCCAGCTGTCCCATTCGCCCCACGCGCGGACGTCGATCACGTTCTCGACCACGCCGGCCTTGACCAGGCCACCGCGCTCGATGACACCTCGGAGGTAGAGCGGGATCTCCTCCATGAGGGCGCGCGACGCCTCTTCTTCCTCGGTCGGGCCGTTGTCCTCTTCGTCGCCCGTCTTGAACTTCGACTCCTCCATGTCCGCGTACAGGTCGAGGAGGTCGCCCTGCACGGCCTTGGCGAAGCTGCGCTTCTTCCCCTTGGCGATGGACCAGTTCGTGCACTCTGGCGAGCCCCAGTGGATGTCTGCGATCGGCCAGGCCCAGACGGGAGCCTTGCGGATGTCGCCCATGTAGTGCGCGACGCCCGGGAAGTTCATGGCGTGGGACTTGAGTGCCTGCTTCCAGTGGTTCGCCGCGAGGTACACGCGCAGGCCCGGCACCGCTTCTGCGGCCTGGGAGCTGCCGCCCGCGCCGCAGAACCAGTCCATGACGCTGAGGTCGCCGCTGTCGTGTTTGAAGAAGCGCACGCGGCTGGGGGCCTTGGCCGCTTCGGAGGCTGCCGCCCAGGAGCGGGAAGTGGAGTCGATGTAAGGCACTGCGGTCTCCTCGTGAGGCTGGTCGGTTGCTGGTGGAGCGAGCGGGGATTCCCGCCCCCGCTCGCTCCACCGAAAGGGGCGTCGTGGGTAGTCACTAGGGCCGGTGCCTGGCCGTCCGGCCGCTACCGGGCTCGAGCGGTGTCAGGCGGTGCGCTGCCCGGGGAAGGGGGGCGCCGGCTGCCGCTTCACCTGGAACGGGATCACCGGGTTCAGGTGGTCGTCGAGCGCGTACCAGCACCAGTCGAATCCGCCGACGGCGTACCGGCCGTCGCTGTTGGGCTGGAGGACTTCCGTCCCCTGCTCGATCCGGTCGGCGTTGAGCGCGAGGTACATCCAGCAGATGACGAGGACGACCGCGCGGGGCCTTCCGTCGACGTCGCCGGCGTAGACGTGGACGGTGTCCACGGAGCCGTGCCCGTGCCGGGCGGCCTCGGCCTGGGTGTCGGCCGCAATCCGCTGGACGGTCTCCAGGTCGAACCAGGGCTTCACGAAACCGTCGTGCTGGTCGTCGGGGTCGATCCAAGCCGGGTAGCGGTGCCGGTCGTTGCAGCTGACGAGAACTTCGATCATGGGTCTCTCCTGTGAGGTTGTTCCGGCTTCCGTGCTTGGGTCGGCCCCGGGGCGGGCGGGGATTCCCGCCCTCGCCCGTCCCGGGGCCAGGTGAGGCGTGGTCAGTCGAGCGGCAGGGCGGCGGCCTTGATGAGGTCCAGCCGGTACGCGGGCCGGCCGTGGCGGTCGTCCAGTTCGGTGCACAGCGGGTGCCAGACGTCCCGCGTGCGGTCGTTCAGGTAGGGCGCCCACTCGTTCATGTCGTAGACGCCCATCGCGGCGTCCTCGACGCCGGGGGTGGACGAGAACAGGCGCTCCTCGCCGGAAGTCGTCCAGTACCGGCCGGTGGCGTACAGGGAGCTGTCGGCGCTCTCAACGAGCTCGAGGTGCGCGGCGTCGAACGGTGCGCTGTGGTCGTTGTTCGCCAGGATGTCGCGGACGGCCGCGGCGGTGACGACGGCCAGCACGCGGCCGAGCCGGTCGGCGGCCTTCTGTTCGGCGTCGAGCGCGTCGGTCACCGCGGCGGCGATCGCCCTGCCTTCGGGGAGGGGGT